ATACCTTGTGATCCAACATATCCTAATGATCCAGAGTATCCAAAATATCCTTGAGACCCAACATATCCTAGAATTCCCTGCGAACCAGTATATCCTAATGCAGCATATTCGCCGGGGATACCTTGTGATCCAGAATAGCCTAGTGATCCAGAATAACCAATATCACCGTTTGAACCAACATAACCAATAGCTGCAGCTTCGCCGGGAATACCTTGTGAACCAACATATCCAACATTTCCTTGCGAACCAGAATAACCTAATGCAGCATATTCGCCGGGGATACCTTGTGAACCAACATAACCAACATAACCTTGTGATCCATAATATCCTTGCGAACCAGAATAACCAAGATCACCTTTTGATCCAGTATAACCTCTAGCTCCTAAAAATCCTTGTGATCCAACATATCCAACATAACCTTGTGATCCATAATAACCTTGTGATCCAGTATATCCTTTATCGACAGATGCGCCATCGAGACCAGCTGAACCTGTATATCCAAATGAACCATTATAACCGACTAACCCATCAGTTCCTTGTGAACCAGTATATCCCATACCGGCAAATAAACCATCAATACCTTGTGATCCAGTATAACCAAATGAACCGTTAAACCCTAGTGATCCAGAATAACCAGAAATGCCATCCACACCTCTAGAACCAACATATCCAGCACCAGTTGATCCTGTATATCCTACTGAACCATCATATCCTTTAGAGCCAACAAATCCTGCACCTCTAGAACCAGTAAATCCATTTGATCCATTATATCCTGCAGAACCATTATATCCTCTAGACCCCATATAACCATAAACAGTAGTCCAATAGGTGCTAATTCCATTTGAGGCTAGTATTTGACCAGGCAAACCAATACTATTATTAGCATAAAGTGTATTTAAATAAAGATAGCCATGAACAGAAAGATCACCACCATGATCAATAAGTGATGATGATATTATTGTATTAGTTAACCCGTTAGTAGTATCAGCTAATAGTATAGTACTACCATTCACAGAAATATATTGTTCTGATAATCCAGCTTGGAATGACGCACTGCTTATTCCAGTTGGTGAAATAATAGTTGTCTGTGTAGTATTGCCAATACTAAGTGTACTAGAATTTGCAAAGAATAAAGCTGCATCAAGTACTACCTGACCATCTTCATCTTGCAAGGAAGCAATAGTAATACCTCTACCATTGATATATGTCTGTAGATAAGAACCTCTGGTATTAAACTTAGTTCCAGTAGCATCGATAGTAAAGTTACTGAATCCCGGTGTACCTACGAATAGTGAGGTGGGAGTAATTTTTGTAAATGATGTAGAATTACTTACAGCAACATAAATTGGATTTGATATAGTAGTTGTTGCGCCAGTAACACGGACATTAGAAACAATTGGAATAGAAGAATACGCAGATGTCGTAATTGGTGTTTTTTGAATAACAACATATGTAAATCCTACTCCTCCTAAAGAAGAAACATTTACAGATTTTGCTGCTACTGCAGTAGTGCCAGATGCTTTAGAATATAAAGTTACCGCAACAGAAGTTGATGAAGGAATAGAAACAATTTGATATGGTTTTGGACCACCTGAAGCATCACTGAATGGGAAAGCACCTTTCAACGCATTTCCATTATTATCCAAAACAATATAACTTGGATAATTTGGTGATTGAATATACAAATAATCAGAAATATTTAAAGCATGAGGACTGCTAAAAGTAATTTTTAATAATACTTGACCAGAATAACTACTTGGATATGCATCATTTGAAAATGTTGTTATAGCATATGAAACTGCATCTTTAGTTGGATCATAAATTGTAAATGCATTATATGCAGGATCAACACTATCAATAGCAACAGAAGAATAATTATATGGTCCTGCTTTAATAGTAGTTGATGAAATACCAGTAATACTTACAACATCACCAGGATTATAATAATTAGTTCCAGCTGTATAATATGTTACATAACCTTGATTTCTTGATAGATATTTTAACTGAAGATTTGTTGCAGTTTTAGAAGATGTTAATGCAAAACTAAAAGTATTTTGTGACCCAAATTCAGTTATATTAAATGAAGGTAAATTATCAATATAATAAAACCCAGTGCTTGATATAGTAGCAGAAACACCTCTTACACCTTGTAGTCCATGGTTTTGTGATGTTTGAATAGTAGCAATGCCAGCACCAGATACAGAATAATATGAAACTGGATATGTTAAAATAGTATTATAAAGATTTAATATAGCATTTGCTGAATTATTACCAACAAACAATTCTTGAGTGGTAATAGTAGTATTATTTACTGGGTCAGATGTACTGACGCCAACATCTGATAAAAATGTATTTACTGTTGAGTTACCAGCAAATATTGAAGTTGAGTTGATAGTAAGAGTATTATAAACATCTGTTACTGAAATACTTTGAGATGTGAGATATTGAAAGCTACCAAAATATGATCTTAAATCTGATTGTGTCGCACCAATATGGCTCCATGACATTGCAACATTATCATAAATTTCAAGAGTATTTACTTCATAGTTATATCTTATAGCACCATTTGCTGTACTTGTTGGTGTGTATCTTCCAGTATTTGAAGAAGGAAAATATATTACTTGTGAGTTAGAAAAATTAATTGCATTAATAGAAAGTTGAATAACGTTGTCAACAATTAAAGTATTTGAAACAAATAGATTATTTCCTACATTAAGAACATTTGCAACAGTAAGAGTGTTTCCAGTAAAAGTAAATGATGCATAGGAATTAATTAATCCCATATCATTTATTAGTACTTGAGTATTGGAACTATTTTTTAAAGTTAAATATGATCCTGAACCAGTATATCCTACAGAACCAATTGATCCCCAATATCCTTGTGATCCGGCATATCCAATACCAACTGACCCCCAATATCCTTGAGAACCAGCGTACCCAATACCAACTGAACCCCAATACCCTTGTGATCCAGCATAACCAAGAATACCTTGATCACCTTGTGAACCAGCATAACCAAGAATACCTTGATCACCTTGTGAACCGGCATAACCAATACCAACTGAACCCCAGTAACCCTGTGAACCAGCATAACCAAGAATACCTTGATCACCTTGTGAACCGGCATAACCAATACCAATTGAACCCCAGTAACCCTGTGAACCAGCATAACCAATAGAGCCCCAATAACCTTGAGAACCTGAGTATCCAGATGAACCGAAAGAACCAGTATATCCTATTACTGTGCTTTGTGAACCGGTATATCCAAAATTACCTTTTGATCCAGTATAACCTAATGAATTGAAAAATCCAACAGAACCGGTGTAACCAACACCAGCATAAGCACCATCAGCACCTCTTGATCCTTGAAATCCTGTATTTCCTTTTGAACCAGTATAACCTAAAGAACCATCATAACCTTGTGCGGCAGACTGACCAGAAATACCCTGTGGTCCTTGAGAACCAGCATATCCAACAAAACCTTGTGAACCCCAATAACCTTGTGAACCAGCATAACCAATACCAATTGATCCCCAATAACCTTGCGAACCAACATATCCAACAATACCTTGATCACCTTGTGAACCGGCATATCCAATACCAATTGATCCCCAATATCCTTGTGATCCAACTGAACCCCAATAGCCTTGTGATCCAGCATACCCAATACCGACTGAACCCCAATAACCTTGTGAACCAGCATAACCAATACCAATTGATCCCCAATAACCTTGCGAACCAACATATCCGACAACACCTTGTGAACCCCAATAGCCTTGTGATCCAGCATACCCAATACCGACTGAACCCCAATATCCTTGTGATCCAGCATATCCGCCAACACCCTGTGATCCCCAGTAACCCTGTGAACCCCAATAGCCTTGTGAACCAGCATAACCAATACCGATTGAACCCCAATAGCCTTGTGAACCAGCATATCCTAAAGAATCGAAAAACCCTATTGAACCAGTGTACCCTGTGTTTCCTCTTGCTCCTGCAGCACCTGTTTGGCCAGGAACACCTTGAATTCCACCTATACCTTGAATTCCTTGTTGACCTTGCGATCCAGTATATCCTATTACTGTACTTTGTGATCCGGCATACCCAATACCGACTGATCCCCAATATCCCTGAGAACCAAAATAACCTTGTGAACCAACATAACCGACAACACCTTGAGAACCAGTGTATCCGATAGAACCAGTTGAGCCCCAGTATCCATAAGAACCTGTATATCCTATTACTGTGCTTTGTGATCCAACATATCCGACAACACCTTGTGATCCTGTATAACCTGTTGAGCCCCAGTATCCATAAGACCCAGTATAACCTGTTGAACCCCAGTAACCCTGCGATCCAACATACCCTACAATACCTTGTGATCCAGAATAACCTATTGAGCCCCAGTATCCATAAGAACCGGTATATCCTATTACTGTGCTTTGCGATCCAACATACCCTATGACACCTTGTGATCCTGTATAACCTGTTGAGCCCCAATAACCGTAAGAACCGGTATAACCGACTGATCCCCAGTAACCCTGCGATCCTGTATAACCAAAAATACCTCGTGATCCTGTATAACCTGTTGAACCCCAGTATCCATAAGAACCGGTATAGCCTAAAACACCCTGTGAACCAACATATCCTACAACACCTTGTGATCCTTTATAACCAGTATCGCCTTTATCTCCTTTATCGCCAGTTCTATCAAAAACTATAATAACTTCTGTGCCGTCAGTAAATGTTCCAGGTCCAGAAAGATAATTTATGTTTATATAAAATACACCAGTACCTGAATCATAAAATGATGTTGATGTGAGAGAATATAAAGCAAAATTAGCATTATTTGCTTTTGATGTAATCGTAAAATGGCCTTTGATAGAAGATGTAGAATCAGCTATCGTATTTAAAAAACTATAAAGTAAAGTATTATTGATATCATATTGATCAATTTGAAGTTGATTACTAGGATTTATGTAAATATTACCAACAGTTCCCGGTGCTGCGGTAGAACTAAACATATAATCAAATGCTATGCCACCATAATCACCTTGAAATCCTCTAGAACCAACATAACCTTTATCGCCAAGTTCGCCCTGTGATCCAGTAAATCCAGATGATCCTGTATATCCAATTGTTCCTTGATCACCTTGCGGACCCAAATCACCGGGGAAACCTTGCAATCCTCTCGAACCAGCAAATCCATTTGATCCTGTATAACCAACAGAACCGGTGTATCCTTGCGAACCAATATACCCCGTAGCTCCAGTAGACCCTTGATAACCAGTCGCACCAGATGAACCTTGAAATCCTAATGAACCTTGAAACCCAACATCACCAACAGTTGTCCAACGTTTTCCATCAAAACGCCATGTTCTACCAGCAGTAACTGTTACTTGATCAACATAAGGATTTGGCGGAAAATAGATTGTCATTTTTTAGGAAATACCTTTTTTAATTTATATTGTATTTATGAACCCAAATAAATTATAAATGAAATTCCATAATATGATGGCTCGTAATTTATAATACCAGACCCAGAATGGTTATGAGATACTTGTCCAGCAACATGATTAGCATCATATCTTCCATCATATCTAATACTAGCAGCACCAGAATAAGAATGATCGTGAATATTACTAGCAGTAGATAAAGTATAAGTATAATTATATCTATTAAAATCAAATGATGTAGCATTATTTACGTTATGTTGAGATGCACTTAATTGAATATATCTATTGGATAAATCTGGTGTTTTATAAGAACCAATAGTTTGCCCATTACATAGATACCATCCAATAGGCAAATTTGTTGTATTTGAATCTGAGTAACCAATAATCATCCCATATGTAATTCCAGTATTTTTATTTGCTTTATATACCCTCAAAATTGTTCTTTTTAATTCAATTGAAGCCGATAATGTTGTTTGCGAAACACCATGAGAATGGTTTCCTGAAGATTGATATGAATAAAAAGAATAAGATGCAGTACTTAGGGCAGAGTATCCGTTTTCTTTGGCTCCATTGCCATGAGTATGTGCTCCAGCTGTTGATACAGTCGTTAATGTTGCACTAGATGTCGAATAACTATTTGCACCATATATTCCACTATTACTTGTAAAATTTGATGAAAGCCAACTTGCACTGCCAGAAATTAAAAAACAATTATTTGCATTAGTTACTAATGTATAATCATCAGTTGGATTATTTGTAAAAATAATTGTATTTTTTGGAATTTCTGTTGTAGATTGATTTAATTTATATGACCCGACAACAATTGATTTTGGATATGCTAAATTTATGGCAGATGATGGAGTCATAACAGAATGACTATGATCACCATTAGTAGATGAATAATAATCTTGACTATATGGAACTTTATTATTATTTACAGGTTGTGAAAATTGATATGCATTAGTTGCATTATCTGGAAGAGAATGACCACCAGCAATGCCTGTTGTTGTAATACTATAATCATCTTTTTTAATTGATTGTTTTGTGTTGACTAAATTTGAAACAACAGATTTTATTATAGAGGGAGTCCCATCACTTTGAGACATATCAATAAAATTCCATTTACTTTTATTTTCATAATTTGAAAAATCATTATTTGCAAGAAAAATAACAGCATTAACTGGTAAAGTTGCACCAGACAAATTTGGATTTGATAATGAAAATGATGTGCCTAAAGATTGAAACCCGAACATATTTTAAATGTCCAATAATGGCCAAACCACATCATCAAGACTAGTATATTTTTTTGTTATATCTCTAAGTTGTTGTCTATATGCAAGAAGTTTTTGATATTGATCATTTGTTAAAGTAGTTATGATGCCTAAATCTAATTGATCTTTATGACGAACTACCATCCAATCAGTTTCATATAATTTATTTGTTCTTGAATCTGATAAAGAAGGTAAAGGTGCCAATGCTCCATAACCATCATTATGTGCAGCTTGAATAATTATATCTTTATTATCATTAACCCATTGAATTTCTGGCAAATCTGTTCCAGAAATAACTTCTGGTCCTGATCTTTCTACAACATAGATTGCTCTTTCTGGTTCATAGAACATTAAATGTGTATCCTGAAATGGATATCCAGTCAATGTTTTAAAATTATCTGCGCTACTAAAAAGATGATCAATTCCACTCAAAGAAATGCTGCAACTTCTATTGACAAAATCTAAAGTTACTCTATTAAATTCCATATTATAAATCTCCTATTTAAAAATAATTTTTACCAGAAAGAGTTCCAAACCATGAAGCTCCTTTGTTTGCAGTATAAAATGTAAGAACATCTGTGGCATTTGCTCCAATTGATAATGTTGGAGCAGAGCCAGATGGCCATTTTATAACAGTATCTGCGCTATATGCAAGTGTTCTATTTCCATTGCCATCTTGTGTAACAAACAAAACTAAATTATACCCTCTATTATCTTTCATTCCAGTATTTGAAAATGATAAAGTAAGAGTTGAAATACCCAAAGTTATAAATTGTATATTTCCATTTGCAAGATATAATGTTTTTGGTGATGTAGTAACTGTTCCATAATTTACTACTGCCTCACTATAATTAATCATATCAAGTGAGGTAGCAACAAAAGCATTATTTACAATTGCATTTTGAGCAAACGTAATTGTATTACTGAATAAAAGAGTTTTATTTGGATCAAAAAAACCAAGAGAGCCTGTGTATCCAGCTGTTCCACCATTAATTCCAAGCCATACATTTTGATCTGGAAAATAAGCTGACATAAGACCATCATCAGTATCAAACCAAAGTTCGCCAGCAACTAATGGCGCAGGAACAGTATTTTGGAATACTGCATTTGGCATAGAACCAGTATAACCAATTCCTTGTGAACCGACATAACCTATAGAACCTGTATACCCATCATGCCCAATATATCCAGCAGAACCTGTATATCCTTGTGCTCCACCGGGATCACCTTGTATACCTTTATCACCAACAGAACCAACATATCCAACTGAACCTTGATAGCCCGTATCACCAACTGATCCAGAATAACCAACAGAACTAGTATATCCAACAGAACTAGTATACCCTACTGACCCTCGATATCCAGTATCACCAACTGATCCAGAATAACCAACAGAACTAGTATACCCAACAGAACTAGTATAACCAACACTTCCTTGATAGCCTGTAGAACCTTGATAACCTGCAGAACCTTGAAACCCAGTATCAGGGAAAGAATTCCAACGCTGCCCATCCCATTGCCATGTTTGACCACCAGTGACTGTAGTTTGAAATGGAATAGGATTGGAAGGAAAAAATAATGACATTATTTAAAAATACCTAAATTGTTTTTTAGTATTTATGGAGATGGTAAGTAAACATAATATATTAAATTATAATGATCTGGTTCATATGAAAAAGATGCTCCTGATATACTATGAGTATGATTTACTGATGCAGTATCATGATAATCATTTTCATTTTTAGTAGAAATTGCTTGATATGCACCAGAAGTTCCATGTCTATGAGACCAAGTATTGTTAACAAGAGTTGTATTTAAAAAAGAAATATTATTAATATCATTTGCAGTTATAGGAGTTATGTTATGTGATGATATATCAGAGTTCCCACACATAACATATCTATCAACAAGATTTGGTGTTGTATATCCATTTATTGTTTGTCCATTACAACAATACCAATCAGCTGGAACATTATTAGTATTAAAACCAAATATCATGCCATAAGAAATATATACATTTTGTTGTTGAACAACATATGTTCTCAATTTTACATATTTTTTATTTTGAGTAAACGATATAGTCAAAGTATGAGTATGAGCTTTTGATGTAAAGTCTTGGTTTTGACCTGTTGCTTGCATATAACCATTCCATGATGGTGCATCGGTTCCGCCAGAAGGTGGACCGTGAGTATGATCACCAGATGAAGTACTCGTTCCACTCAAATTAAATGTACTTGAACCGCCTGTAGTTCCCACAAGACTTGTAGAATTTGTTGCATACAAATATAAATTATCATAACTAGATGTTGATGATATTCCATAATCGTTTGTTATATTTGCAGAAAAAACAATTGTTCCTACTGGTAAACTAAATGAACTTGGTGAACCATTATTACGTGTATATAATAAAGTTTTTATATGTGATGGAAAAAATGATGAACTTGAAACAGTATTACTAAAAGCATGACTATGCGAACCACTAGAATATGCAATTGTACTATTTCTTGATATAAAAGTTGATTGTACATATGGTGTTGCATATGTTCCTAATGGAACTGGATCATGTGCTGCATAAGTTCCAGTAGTAAAAGATACAATTGCACTTCCATTAGTATTACTAGTATTTGCATAACTAAAATTTGAATTTCTTGCTTTTATAAGATTATTATTAACACTAGAAACAACCCAATTTGAATCAGAAACAGAATTTATAGTAAAAATAACTATTCCTGAAGCTGAAACTGGAATTTGGCCCAAATGATTATAATTTATAGATAATAAATTTCCAGTTGCACCAAACATTTAATTAATAAAATCCTTTTCCTGCAAAACTAGCATACCACGTTATACCAGAATTAATAGTAAACATTGAAATTAAATCAGCATAATTTGCAGTTATTGAAAATGATGGAGTCAAATTGCCTTGCCATTTTACATTTGTTGGAAATACTATATTTCTTCCACCAATAGAATCTTGCTTGATTAACATTGCAAGGCTATATGATTTGCCACTCTTCATTCCAGTATTTGAAAACCCAAGTGTTAGTGTAGGTGCAGAAACAATCATAGTTTGAATATTGCCATTAGCAACATATAATGATAGTGTTGGTGCAGTAACAGTTCCACAATCATAGACTGTTTCACTGAAATTTACTATTTCAAATGCAGTTCCTATAGTAACATTGTTTACTACTAGATTAGCATTCATAGTAACAGTATTTTGAAAAGTTACTTGAGCATTTGGATCAAAGCCACCAATAGAACCAGTATAACCTATTCTTCCTCTGCCAATACCTAACCACACACCTTGATCTTGAAAATAATAACTGAGAGTTCCATTATTAGTGTCAAACCACAATTGACCATTGACTGGATTTATAGGATATGTAGAAGGAGTTGGCGAAACTGCAGCTGGACCAGCACTTCCTGTATATCCAACGTAGCCCAAAGAACCTTGATAACCAACAGAACCAAAGTAACCAACTGATCCAGAAAAACCAACAGAACTAGTATAACCAACAGAACTTGTATATCCAACGCTTCCTTGATAACCAGCACTTCCCTGATATCCAGCCGAACCAGTAAAACCAACAGAACTAGTATAACCAACAGAACTAGTGTAACCAACACTTCCTTGATAACCAGTATCACCCTGTGATCCATTATAACCTACTGATCCAAAATAACCAGTATCACCCTGTGATCCATTATAACCTACTGATCCAAAATAACCAGAAGAACCAATATAACCATATTCTCCTCTGTATCCTTCACTGCCCTGATAACCAGTCGAACCTGTAAAACCAACAGAGCTAGTATAACCAACAGAACTAGTATAACCTACCGATCCTTGATACCCAACAGAGCTAGTATAACCAACAGAACTAGTATAACCAATGCTTCCTTGATATCCAGTTGTTCCTCTATCGCCAGCACTTCCTTGATATCCAACAACACCCTGTGAACCAATATACCCCATTGATCCAACATAACCAATACCCTGCGATCCAACGTATCCAGTATCGCCTTTATCACCTTTGTCACCAGTTCTAGCAAAAGTAATAATAACTTCTAAGTTATTAGCAAATGATCCAGTACCAGAAACATAAGTTATAGGAACATAAGAATATGAAGATGCTTGAGTATGAGTTCCAACAATAGAAAATAAAGCAAAGTTTTCGGTATTTGCTTTTTCTGTTATGGTAAAGTGACCTTTGATAGTAGATGTAGAATCGTCAATGGTCTGTAAGTAATTTCCTACTGGTATAGCATTGATATCTTCATTGTTAATATAAAGAAATGAAGATAGAGTTATATCAGTCGTATTAAGTTTTAAATAACCAACATTTGTTTCAGATGCTGATGTGTCAGTATCAAATCTATAGTCAAACGCAGCGCCACCAAATGTTCCTTGTGGACCTTGAGAACCAGCATAGCCCTGTGATCCATCATATCCTACAACACCTTGAGAACCAATATAACTAGTTATTCCTCGTGATCCAGTATATCCAATAGAACCAGTATAGCCATTTACAATAAGAATAGGCATAGTTACTAGCCAGTTATCAAATTGCTGACCAGAATTAGAAACTTGTGATATTCTTATATAAACGCCTCTACTATCCTTTGCACCCAAAGGAATAGATGTTACTGTAAATGTTTTCCATCCATCATTTTGATATAAAGCTGGATCGATATATCCCATCGAAGTCCAACTTATACCATCAACAGAATAGTCTATACTTAATCCTTCGTTAAGGTTTGGTAACTCCCCCCATATTCCGCCGCCTTTATAAAAATCAAAAGTAATACCAGAATAGATATTTAAATAACGTTTAAATGCCGATACTATTGATCTAGAAAAATTATTACCAAACCATGCAACATTTCCAATATGACTTGTTGGCGAAGATATAAAATTACTTACATCATCTACGATAGTGTTATTTAATGTAAATGTATCTGGATTATCAAAATCCATAAGTCTTTCAAAATAAGTTGAACCAGACGAACCACGATATCCTATTGAACCAGTATATCCTAATGATCCAGCATATCCTTTTGATCCAGCAAACCCGACAGAACCAGTATAACCAATCGAACCAGTATATCCTAATGATCCAGCATATCCTTTAGAGCCAACATATCCCATGGAAGATGTAGGAACGAAAACTACATCTACCGGAGTGTTAGGGAATATACCATTATAATCACCAGATACATATTGAACAGTTAATGGAACATAATTATATTGCGAGCTAGAAATTGTTACAAGAGAAGTATTATCTATAACATTATAAACAAGAACATTTCCATTTGTTATGGAACTGATATATAATTGACCTTTTATTAAATTTGAAACATTATTTACAAAATTTATTAATGTACTTGGCACATAAACATTAAATAAATCATATTGATTCAATTCAATTCTAGTAACTAATGATGGGTCTGAATTATTAAATTGTAAATGATTTGGAAGGGCAAAACTGAAATTTCCTCCAATTCCTTGTCCAGCCCCAGCCATTCCTATAAATCTAAACCCAGTAGTTCTACCTAATGAACCAGTATAACCAATAACACCTTGTGAACCAACATATCCAACAATTCCTTGTGAACCAGTGTAACCTAATGATCCATCATAACCTAATGATCCTGTATAACCAATAACACCTTTTGAACCAGTATAACTTTGCGAGCCAGTATAACCAATAACACCTTGTGAACCAACATACCCTGTTGTACCTTGCGGACCAGCAACCATACTTGCAGAACCAGTAAACCCAATCGAACCAGTATATGCTCTTGATCCATCATAACCTAATGGACCTTGAATACCTTGAATGCCTTGATTGCCTTTTGATCCAGCATAACCTGTTGGTCCAGTTGCACCAGCCAACGTAAAAATGATATCCGATTGTCCAAATGCATATGGCGCACCATTCCAGCCACTGACAAATTCAACAGAAAATTTAAAATAATAATGTGATGGAGCAGGATTTACTAAATCTGCAACTGCTGAACTTGTTACTCGAAATATGGTAGAATATACAGGAGAATCTTTACTAGCTATAACTAGTAAACCTCTTACTGAAGTGTTTATCGAATTAATAAGAGAACCAAGATATTGCCATGCATAAATTCCTGCAGTATCATAAACATTAAACTCAAGACTTGTTGAGTTTAATAAAGATGCATCATTAAATTGCATATCTCCAGCTTCAACAACTTGTCCTGTCGCATAAGTTCCTACAGACCCACCAGACCCGCCAATATAATAAGAAACAGACCCACCTGTTCTACCAGCAATACCTTGCGAACCAACAAACCCAGTTCCGCCTTGTGAACCAGCATATGCTCTTGATCCGGTAAATCCTGTTCCACCAGTATTTCCTTGTGAACCAACAAATCCTGTTCCACCTCTTGAACCAGAATACCCTATTTCACCTTTTGAACCAGTATATCCTAATCCACCTTGAGGACCAACTGCAGTACTTGCAGAACCAGTATATCCAGAACCTTGTGAACCAACATACCCTACTGCTCCAGAAGAACCTTGTGATCCAGCATATCCTGTAATACCCTGTGATCCTTGTGAACCAACAAATCCTGTTCCACCTTGTAAACCAGTATCACCTTTTGAACCGGAATCACCTTTCGAACCAGTATAACTTTGCGAACCAGAATACCCGATAACACCTTTTGAACCAGTATATCCTACACCCTGTGATCCAGCATATCCAACTGATCCAACATCACCTTTTGAACCAGTATATCCAACTCCAACTGAACCTGAATAACCTACACCCTGTGATCCAGCATATCCAACTGATCCAACATCACCTTTTGAACCAGTATATCCAACTCCAACTGAACCTGAATAACCTACACCCTGTGATCCAACATATCCCAATGAACCAGAGAAACCTATAATTCCTCTTGAACCAGTATATCCCACACCCTGAGAACCATCATAACCTAATGAACCGGTATATCCTGTTCCACCTAATACGCCATCTTTTCCTGCAGAACCAGTATATCCTGATGATCCGACATATCCATCTCCAGATGAACCGGCATAACCAATACCAATTGATCCAGTATAACCTAATGATCCAACGTATCCTAGTGATCCAACATACCCTGTATTTCCAGTAAATCCTCTTGGTCCAGTATCGCCTTTTGAACCAGAGTAACCAATACCTTGTGAACCAACATATCCAACAATACCTTGAGAACCATCGTATCCTTGTGCTGCAGCTTGGCCGGGAATACCTTGAGAACCAGCATATCCTAATTCACCTTGATACCCCGGTGGTCCTTCAACGCCTTGATCACCCTGTGAACCAGTAAATCCGGTTGGACCTGCACTTCCATATGAACCAACAAATCCTGTCGATCCAGCATAACCTAATGATCCAGTATATCCTTGATCAGCTGCAGCGCCAGCTTCTCCTTTAGAACCAGTATATCCTACAACACCATCGATGCCCGCTCTTCCTTCAGAACCAACAAATCCTGTAGAACCAAAAAAACCTGTTAATCCTTTTGAACCGGTATATCCAATACCTTTAGAACCAGAAAATCCTATTGGACCTGCGCTTCCTTGCGAACCAGCATATCCAGTATCACCACCAGCATTTCCATCTGGTCCTTGATTGCCAGTAGAACCTGTATAACCGGTATTACCTAATAAACCAACTGATCCTTGATAACCAACATTTCCTTGTGAACCTACAAATCCAGAATGACCTCGTGAACCATCAAACCCTGTAGAACCTTGATATCCTACAGAACCATCATACCCCGGTCCACCAAATCCTATAGGACCAGCTGGTCCTTGATTGCCAGTAGAACCTTGATAACCGACATCACCTTGTGAGCCAAAATACCCTTCTGAACCTCTATATCCTGTTAGTCCATGGAATCCTACAGAACCTTGATAGCCAACATCACCTTGTGATCCAGAATAAGCAACACCAGCCGAACCTGTATAACCAGCTGGCGCATCTATCATCAAACTAGTTATAAGATAATTATCTTTTCCTGGTCCACTATTTGCATTTTGAATATAACGGAAATATACACCCTTTAAAGTTTTTGCACCATCAGGAATTTTAAATGTTATTGGATTCCATTGACCAATAACCATTTTTGATAAATCAATAGTAAATGCAGTTACCCAACCAGCTGTTATATTATAATCTAATGAATATTCAATAATGATTGGATTTGCTGGAACACCACCCCAGACGCTATCACCGGGGAAAAATGAAAATGAAAGAGTAGAAAATCCATTCAAATAAGTTTTTATTAATGATTCAACAGTTCTTTCATATGAAAAATTATCTGTTGGTCCATCAAAAAATGCTACATTTCCAATATTAGAATCATCAATAGTGTTTCCAAGAGTTGATTTATAATTTGTAGCAATATCAACTGCAGTTCCATGTAAAAGAACATAAGATGAAGGAACATCAAGATCGATTGCTGTTGTTGAACTAGAACCTCTTGGTCCAGTTATTCCTATAGCACCTTGAGCGCCTCTAGAACCTATGTAACCTACTGCACCTCTATCACCATGCGAACCAGTGAATCCAGCTGCACCATTAAATCCTCGATCACCTTTAGAACCAGCATATCCTCTATCACCACCGGGTGGTCCTTGAACACCAATAGAACCTTTATAACCAACTGATCCGACAGAACCTTGATAGCCAACATCACCTTGTGATCCGGTATAATTTATACCAGCAGAACCAGTATAGCCAACACCAATAGAACCAGTATATCCTGAAGAACCATCATAACCTAATGATCCTACGTATCCAGTAGAACCAGTAAACCCAACATCTGATTGTAATTTAAGCCAACGTTCACCATCCCATTCCCATGTGGCACCACCTGTTGTGGTTTGATCACCAATCTGTGGATTGGGTGGAAAGAACATATTTACCATTTATGTATGTAGTCCTCTAATAGGAATAACTAATTCTCTAAACGTTGAATCCATTGCTGTTAAACCAAGGTCATCAATGTATTTATTTGCAATTTTAATAGCTCCTAATTGATTTGGATGAAGACCATCTGATTGATATAAATTTGAAGTCATATTCAATGTACTCAAATCTACGCAATGCAATTTTAAATTATTTGCTACATTTTTTACTGCTTTAGCATAATTAGCATAAGGTTCTACTTGTGGAAATCCAGTATTAGTTGGTATAAGAGGAACAGTTAAAACAACATCAACACTTGGAATAATTTCATGTAATTGAGAATCTGTTGATGCAGTCATCAATTCAGTTGCTAATTGTGTTAAATCAGCTTGATACTGTGCAGAAGTTTTATTTCTTGTAAGAATATCATTGATTCCAGCTGAAATTACAACTGTTGGTTTTGCATTACCATTTGATGGGTCATCATAAAATGTTTTATACATAATACTTCTTTTTATTTCATCCGATTTACCAAGATAATCTTCTATTGCATAAGAATTTCTTCCCATTACTTGTATTTGTATATTTGAAAATTCTGAACCTACATAAGGAGAATAATTAAATGAAATTGAATATATTTTTAAATTTCCAATTGTAGTTTGTATTTTAATGTGATCTACAGTTACTGTAGAAGTTGATGGTATACCTGTAGGAATTGAATGATATGGCTCAACAATACTATTTGGACTAGATGTGTTAGTGGTAGTCGAAAATGCGTATTCATATAAATTTACATTATTTGAATCATAAAAAGATATAGTCCCAGCACTAGGAAAAGTTCCAGCAGGAACAAAAGAATTGCCTTGATATCCACCAAGAACAATATAAAAATATTTTGTGTTTATACTATTTAAAAAAATGGATATATATTCATTTTCAGGAATCTGTATCATTGGATCACGATATGAAGAATTTTTAGTTCCTTTGAAACCAGAAAATGGACCTTCGTTTATATACTGAACGCCAGATGATGCAGTAAATTTAACATTTCCATTAAATCCTCCATTAAATGGATTATCAGTTCCATCATCATACATTAATGTTCTTGTAACACCTGTTACTGACATTGGAGACCAAAATCCAAAAGCACCATCATTTGTTCTTACTCCATCCACATGTTGTTGAATTATCTGCGACCATTGTTGAAATAATGGTAAACCATTCCCCCATGTTATGGAATCACCTAAAAAAACTATACTTTTTGAAAAATTATCAACATATGCTGGTTTTTGATAAATTTGTTGCCAAACACCATTTACATTTACCCAACCAGAATTCATATTTTCCCATTTTCCATTAATATTATAACTGACGGAAGTAGATTCTGAAGAATTTACTTTAGGAGCAAGTGGAATAAACTCGCCATTTTCACTTATAAAAAAATATATTGGCATTATACTGTATACCTATACCAAAAATCTCCATTATTACCACCAGATGGTAATAAAGTAGAAACAGTTATTCCTGAAGTTCCTGCAGAGCCAGTGTATCCAAGATTACTACTTCCACCACCAGTTCCAGAAGAACCGGTGTATCCAATAACACCAATAGAACCTGTATAACCAATACCTTTAGAACCTGTATAACCTATTGAGCCTGTATACCCATTTCCAGTTCCACCACCAGTTCCAGATGATCCTGTATATCCAACACCAATAGAACCAGTATATCCTACTGATCCAGTTCCACTGCTACCAGATGATCCTGTATATCCAACTGGACCCGCAACAGTACTAGGAAGACCAATAGAACCAACATATCCTACCGATCCAGTATATGCTTGTGAACCCGTATATCCAAGATTTCCTTGTGATCCGGTATATCCAATGTACCCCTGTGATCCAGTATATCCATATGACCCAGTATATCCATATGATCCAGTATAACCATATGATCCAGTATATCCAATGTACCCCTGTGATCCAGTATATCCATATGACCCAGTATATCCATATGATCCAGTATAACCATATGATCCAGTATATCCTAGAGAACCACTATATCCTCTTAGACCTCTTGGACCTTCAGCGATACCAACCCATGTTGTATCTTCGCCATAATAAATGTTTAGAATACCATTATTAGTATCCCACCATAATTCGCCATCAAGTCTATCAATAAGAGGTGGAGCATCCGGTCCCATATAAACAAGTGCAAGACCAGATGATCCATAATATCCAACTGATCCTCGATAACCTGCACTTCCTTTATACCCTACAGAACCTGTATACCCTGTTTCTCCGATTCCACCAGCAGAACCAGTGAAACCAAAACTTCCTTGTATACCAGTCGATCCAACATAACCAACATCACCCAACGAACCAGTATATCCTCTGGGTCCACCGGGATCACCCGTCGATCCTTTGTAACCAACACTTCCAGTATAACCACTAGAACCAATATAATTTTGAGTAAAATATTTTACTTCAATATCCGAAAGATCATATGGTGAAAAATTAATTGTTAGTTGATTGCCACTTACTGTATAATCTTTTTCTGGAACAAGAACTAACCCGTTAACCATGACAAGTATAATTTTACTATTTAATACGGTTCTTTTTAATGTGAATACAGCATTTACTCCGTTACCAGTAAATGTTTCACTATCATTTGGTCCACCAGCTGGTCCAGTTAAACCAATAATTCCTTGTGAACCAACAAATCCAGTATTTCCAAATGAACCTGTATATCCTCTGGGTCCACCGGGATCACCAACTGATCCTTTATAACCAAGCGAACCTTGATATCCTGCAGAACCAATAAATCCAACTGATCCTTGATAACCTGCACTTCCTTTGTACCCTACAGAACCGGTATAGCCTGTTGATCCAGAAAAACCAGCAATATCAAAAAATCTTATTTCTATCTCTGAATTGTCAGCTGGTGTATTAAGAATAGTTACTGTATTATTATTAGTAATGATATAATCTCTTGTTGGTACTTGAACAAGACCATTTATCATAACAAATATGTTTGATGGGTCTGAAACAATCATAGAAATATTAAAATCTTTTAATATTCCATTGCCCACAAATGTTTTAGTAACTCTAGGTGCGCCAATTGCTCCAATCAATCCTTGTGATCCAGAAAATCCTGTAGAGCCAGTATTTCCAAATGAACCTGTATAACCTCTAGGTCCACCGGGATCACCAGTCGATCCTTTGTAACCAAGCGAACCTTGATATCCTGCAGAACCAATAAATCCAACTGATCCTTGATACCCAACTGAACCTTGATAACCCAATGACCCTTGATAACCAGCAACACCTTGTGATGGGCCAAAATATCTTATTTCTAAGTCTTCATCAATTTCAGGTGGAATAGTAAATATTATTTCGTTTCCATAAATAGTATAATCTATATTTGGAACTTGCACAAGCCCATTAAGCATAACAAGAATAGAATTTGCACCATCAGGTGCTTCTGTCAAAGAATATGTTCCAGAATCAGTTGATTGAACTTTATAATGCTCGCTATTTCTTGGTGCAGATGCGCCCACAGAACCAGCATATCCAATAATAGATGATCCAGAGTAACCTATATTTCCAACGGAACCAGTATATCCTGTTGGTCCTCCTGGTGCGCCTTTTGATCCAACAGAACCAGAATAACCAACGATTCCTCGTGAACCAATATACCCAACACTCCCTTTATAGCCAATAGAACCAAAATATCCAACTGACCCTTGATATCCTATATCATTTATGCTATAATAACGTACTTCAATTAAAGAAGCATTTGATGGTGCTCTTGTAAAAGAAACATCATAGTAAAGGGCTGTATAATCAATATCTGGTGCTTGAATTAGACCATTGACACTTACGATAATATTGCTAGAATTAGCTTCAAGTATTCCCGTATTAAATCTAGTGTTTAGTCCATCACCTGTAAATGATATACTATATGATTCTAATGCCATAGTGATTCCATTTTTTCTGCATAAATATACACATGATCCTTTATTTATGATAACGTGAGGTAGTTATGAAATATCCTTCTATTGCAATTCTTGATCTTATCGGTCTTGTTTATGATGGCACAACTCTTTCCAAGAAAGGATTGGGCGGTTCTGAATCAGCTGTTATTCTTATGTCAAAAGAATTAGCAAATCTTGGTTTTCCTATTACAGTTTTTAATGCTTGTGATGTAGATGATGCAAAGTCAGGTATCTATGATGGCGTAACTTATCGTCCTGTAGAAAGTATCAGACAAGACGAAAACTTTGATATTGTTATTGCATCTAGAACTGTTGTTCCATTTGTTCCAGAACATTATTATGAAGGTTATAATCAAGCAACAAGATTTCCTTGTAAGTTATTCGAAGGAATTCGTAAGAACGCAAAGATGAAAATTCTTTGGATGCACGATACATTTTGTAATGGCGATCAGAACCTTGAAGATTTGACGACACAAGGATATATCGATAAGATTTTTACTCTCAGTGATTTTCATACATCTTATGTTACGAGTTGTGATCATGGTGGACGCAGAAACTTTGAAGTCCTAAAGAATAAAATTTTTCAGACTCGTAATGGTATGGTAAAATATTTTGATGAAGTAGATATTTCCGCCAAAGACCCAGACCTTTTTGTCTATAATGCTTCTCTTACAAAGGGAATGATACCACTTATTGATAAAATTTGGCCTCGTGTTAAGCAACATGCTCCTAATGCAAAATTAAAAGTTATTGGTGGTTTCTATCAATTTCGTTCTGATGCTCCTTTGGATGATCAGGGGAAGAGATGGCAAGTTATTTCTAAAGACCCAAAGTATAGTAAGTTAGATATCGAATTTACTGGTATTATATCACAAAAGAAAATTGCTGAAACATTAACCAAAGCTTCTTTCTTTATTTTCCCCGGTGCTTTCCCAGAAACATTTGGCATTTCTACTCTTGAAGCATTGGCATATAATGTTCCTATCCTTGCTACTCGTTTTGGTGCATTAGAAGAAACTGCTATTGGCAATTCTTCTTATTTTATTGATTATGCAATCGAGCCAAATGGTCTTTTTCCAAATATTAATCCTGATCAACAAGCAGAACGTTTTGCTGATATGACAATTCGTGCGTATCATGATCGTTATTTGCATCAGCAAAAAGAATATCATTGCAATATCATTAAAGATATTTGTACATGGGATACAGTTGCTCTTCAGTGGAAACAATTGTTCTTCAAAGAATTCAAATTATATTTGTCTGTAGATGAATATCGTCAGGTAACATATATCAATAATAAAGTACATCGTGTTTTTGGTCGTAGGTTTAGTAACAATATTGAATGGAACATAAGAAAAGAAGGAAAAGAACAAAAAATTGTTGTTGTGAGTCCATTCTTTAATGGTAAAGAATATCTTGAGAATATGATTATGTCTGTGGCGTCACAAGATTATGATAATTACCATCATATTATTGTTGATGATTGTTCAACAGACAATTCTTATGATACAATAAGAGAATGCATAAACACCCTTCCTTTAGATAAAATGCTTAAATTTTCTATCATAAGAAACACGGAAAACAAAGGCGCAGTTCGTAATCAAATAGAAGCATTCAAGCATATCGAATCAGATTCAATCATCATGCTTCTTGATGGTGATGATGCACTTATGCCTGATAATAATATATTTAATTATTATAATAGTCTTTTTGCGAATGAAAAGACAGAATACGCATATGGTAGTTGTTGGTCTATGGCTGATAATATTCCATTGATTGCACAACCATATCCTGCACATATCAAAAAGTTAAAAGCATATCGTCTACATAAATTTAATTGGGGTATGCCTTATCCTCACTTAAGAGTATTCAGAAAAAAACTTGTAGAAAGTATTGATGAGTCTGTCTTTAAGGATGAAGATGGTAACTGGTTTAAAGCTGGTGGTGATAATGCTACTTTCTATAATATCATAGAACAAGCAGACCCAAATAAGGTTGTTGCAGTTCAAGATATTTTTTATCTTTATAATGACAAGAACCCATTGAATGATTATAAAGTTCACGGAAAATTGCAGAACCAAAATGCAGCAAAAATTACAGGGAAACAACCAGAGAAGGTGAAGGATAATATGAGTGATCGTGTAACAAATTTTACTGATTGGATCAAAGATAAAAAGTTGGTAGAAACTCCTGTTAGGACAGCTATTGATGATATCAATGATCAGATGAGAGAACATATGATAACTGCTGGTGCTAATGTCTTGGAAAGAGTTAGATTGAATTCAGAAAAGAAGAAGCGTGTTCTTATTGGTATCCCAACAGCTAAGAATATTGAACCTACAACTTTTAAGGCTATCTATGATTTGATTTTGCCTGATAATGTAGAAGCTGATTTTCAATTTTTCTATGGGTACAATGTGGATCAGGTTCGCAATCTTATTGCAGACTGGATTGTCAAGGGAACATATGATTATCTTTTCTCAGTTGATTATGATATTTCTTTCCCACCTGATACTCTTGCAAAGCTTCTTTCTTATGACAAGGATATTGTTTCTGGTATCTATCGTCAAAGATTTTTTGAACATCAGACCCTTGAATTATTTGAAGCAAATGATAGAGGCGGTTATACTCATATGCCCTATGAAAAGATCAAGGGAAAGAAAGACCTTGTTCAAGTTGGTGCTTGTGGATTTGGCTGTGTTTTGATTAAGAAGCAAGTTATGGTTGATATTGGATATCCGCAGTTCCAATATACATCTGCTATCGATCACAAAGATACTTTTTCAGAAGATTTAGATTTTTGTAGAAAGGCTGCAGCTAAGGGTTATAATGTATGGGCTGATCCAACAATTCTTTGTGACCACACAGGCTCACATGTATTCAGAGTTCAATAATATTAAAAACTAAATGATGGTTGAGAAATAAATGGCAATACGGGTGGTTCATTCAAAAGCCCGTATTGCCTTTGTTTCAATGCACTCATAGGATCAATTGCACCATTATTATCTCTAACAATAATAGTTGTTGTTAGAGGAATTGATCTTGATATTGGAATCAATACATCATTATATGAAGTAACAATTATTGTTTTTTTGTAGTCCATTATTTTGTAATCCCAAGATTGACAGTTATAATGCCTTCCATTATTCTTGAAACTACATTAGAATTACTTTTTAAATTTAAATCATAAGCATATTGTGTATAAGTTAAATTGGCAGTCGTCGAAGCATTCATAGAAAGAATAACAATACCAGAATTTCCATTTATTGAAACATTCATCGGTGTATATGTATTCGATGTATATGATCTTCTTATCTGTGCGCTACCTGTATAGTTATTAATAGGAAATGGATGACCATCTGAATCTATAAGATAAACACTATAAATAAAATTTGCATTTTGATCTACAATAAGATTTGTTTTTATTGCCATTTTAATTTTTACCTATTGTTTCATTGCGTTTATGTATGCTTGTCTTGCTGCTTCATTTGCAGCAAGTTGTGCTAGTGCTGGGTCTGACGGACCATTAGCTTTTGCTAATGCAGCTGCTCCTGATGCAGCTATTAATGATTGATGATAAACATAATCTGGATCATATGAACGCTCGCTATTTTCTACAGTTCCTGCAGGATTTGGTGGACCACCATATTTTGACCACCAATCAACAATATCATAGGTATTCACATGAGTTGGAATTGGCATAGCGCCGGGATATCTGGTATCATAATCAGCAAGAGTATCGGCCATCTTAATACGAAGTTTTTGATTTGTATTAAAAAGCATTGGCTCAGAAGGTGCTGCAATAGCTGAAGCAAAACTAGCTTTTATTTGTTCATAAGTTTGAGCGCCAGAATCAAGAAGCGATTGCCAGTATTTTGCACCAGTTTCATCTGGTTCTCTAAACAAATAATATTTAAATAGAAGAACTATTCTAGGATCAATCCCTGCATAATAAGCATTTGATCCAGAAAAATAATATAATGGATATATTTGATCTGTTGTAGAAGTATGTGGAGGCCAATACTGTATTCTTCTTAAAGTTACTTGACAAGTTTCATCTGAAGAACCAGTGCCATCATAATCAGCTGATGCCCAAACATTTTTTAAATAAGGATCATAAAATACTTTGCATATGTAATTGCTTGGACCACCACTATTATTACCATTCCATTCGTAATATTGGTATCCATATCCAAATCTGCCAATATGATTTGATTCAAAATGACCAGGATTATTAAGATCATCATAACGATCATTAATAATAAATGTATTATTATTTACAGTTATTGTATCTTTTTGAACTATTTGATCTTGTTGTGTTGTTGTTGCCTGTAGTTTATAAGTTTTTAAATAAATATTTGGTGGGCTTGCTGTACTAACTAATCTTAAATACTGATAAAAATTTCCAACATCTCCATTATATGCATATGAATATATAAAAATATTTCCTGCAGCATCAGGCCAGACATTTGGATCAGTTGGAGATATATATACTGAAGGATATCCTACAAAATATCTTCCAGATTGATCAACTTCTGGTGCAGGAGCAAAAGTTACACCAGAACCTTCTCGTGCATCAACCCATTTTTTTAATGGATTTTTTTGTATATAATTGTTAGTATAAATGCTAATTGGATCATTTGGATTGAGTAGAATATAAGATTCAACCTGTCCATCAAATATATTATTAAAAAAATTTAAAAGTTGGGGTGCGTTTTTTATATATGACAACCAAAAATCATAACCAGCTTGATCTATATTATCTGGATTTGGTCCAATACCTACACGCCCAATACGAGCATAAGCTGCTATTACTAATTGTTGATAAGTATTTTCAGAATCAAAGATATTTATCACAACTCCATCATTATATCCATTTGGATCAGGAAGAGAATTTAAATAATCTGATATATTATCAATATGTGTATCATTAGTTAAAATCCAATTTTTTACAGTAGTTGGATTTCCAGCAGGTAATGACTGAGTAGTGGTTGCAACTAATTGATATTGTTGTAGATAATTATTTGTTGATGCCGGTGTTGCAACACCAGTATTTTGTAATGCATAAGCAGCATAATAATCTATACTTGGACCTCTATATACAGCTCCATTTACGAATCCTGTATATCCAGCTCCTTTAACCGTGTGATCAAATACTAAAGCAAACAAATCAGCTGGATCATGCGTAATATATTCTGCAGGTTTTGAACCATATATAAACAAATTTACATTACTAGTATCAGGAGGCAAATCATTTACTGATTGAAACGTAGGAAATATAAGAGTATTCCAACCACCATCCCCAATCTTCCACAACATATTGCCACCAACGTTCAAATTTTCTAAACTAGGTGGTGAGCCGCCTCCTCCTAATGGCCATTGAGGTACAGGTATTCTAACCCAAGAAGTTGATGCAACTGCTGGAATATTTACTTGATGATCTAAAAGATATATTGTATCGCCATTATTATAACCATTCGGATCAGGCAAAGAACCAATATAAGAAGTCGAGTTATCTAAAACAGGTGTACTAATTGGAACCCAAACTTTTGTAGTAACATTTATTGGGTCTTGATGAATAATAACATTTGTTTTGGTATGAATTATAGTTTGAGTATTATAAGTTTTTGAAGTTGCTAATAATGGAGTATCTGTCAATCCATTAGAATTTCCTTTGAAAAATACTCTGAATACTTCACTAGAAATCCAAGGCGATTGAAAAGCAACATCAACAGAAAACCAATCATCATCTTTCAAATCTGTAAACATATCTAAAACATTTATAAGCGGAGTTGCGTTATCTGGACCATTTGTTTTATAACCACCAAAGTAAATATTATATGCTGCTTGTTTATTTGCAAAATTAGCAAAATTTAAATTTTTACTATTTAAATAATTTTTTACATATAAACTTGACGGTTCATTTGGTGAAATATTATAGATATAATCAAAAATCTCTGCATTAAAAATTTCATTAAAATCTATTGGAAATATTTGACCAGATGTTAATAAATTCATCTGATAATCATAACCAGCTTGATCTATATTATTTGGATTTGGTCCAATACCTATACGACCAAAACGAGCATATGCTGACCTAACCATTCCATCAAAATCTGCTGGATTGATGTATGGGTTTCTTTCTAAAAGTTTTAGCCAATGGTCACTATATTTTACATTTTGATAATAAGTATAATTTACTTCAGCATTTAATAATGAGGCTTTTATATTTGGGATACGTAGTACCATTTACTTGCATCCACATTTACAACCATTTTTTTTCAATACATCAAGTTCTGCCTTAAGTTCTTTGATGTTCTTCTTTTTTACTGAATCAAGTTCTGCCTTTAGTTCCTTGATACCTTCAATCAACAAAGCAACAATTCTATCATATTTGACAGCCTTAATTCCATCTTCTCTTGTCGCAACAACTTCTGGAAGAAATTTTTCTATTTCCTGTGCAATTACACCAATATCATGTTTTCTATTAAAATAATCGTCTTCACCACCATGGGTCTCTAGATGCTCATCAGTCCAATCAAATGTTACACCATTAATATTTTGAATCTTGTATAAAGCATTTTCAATATTTTTAACATTTGTTTTTAAAGTTTTGTCTGAAGAATAAAATGCAGTAATATCATTTGTTGCACGAATTTCGCCTCTAACACCAGAAGCTGGAGTGCCAACACCAAGACTGTTTATTTCCAAATCTGTTGATGGATTTATAGGTGTAGCAGCATCAGCCCATTTCATTACACCGGGCGAATCAAGAGATAATACTTGACCAGCATTTCCCATATCATTTGGAAGAACTAAATTAACATCGTGTCCACTTGGAATAGTAGAAAAAGTAGAAAGTATAGTTTTTGCATTAGTTCCTGAAAAAATAATTGCACCATTGACATTTATTCCTCCAGCAGAAACTGAAAGAGGTGTTAATGAATTTTGAAAAGGAGCACCATCTGGAGCACCAGTTTGATAGCCACGAACTTCAAAATTAATTCCGGCTGGAGCACCTATTCTCATTTTGTCGCCAAGTGTACCATTTACACCAGCTGCTCCTGCAGAACCACCTTGGTGTTGAAATACTACATAACCTTTTTGAGTATCTGTACTAAAAACAATACCAGAATGCATTCCAAGTTGATTTGTGTTTCTAAATTCAATTAAATTATTGGATACTGCTTCCATGAAAACAGATGTTCTAGAATTTATTGGACCAGAAGGAACAGAAGGACTGTAAGTTGGGTTCCAATTAGCAAGAGGATCGATAGATAATTCTTTCATAATATGCAATGGTGCAATTGGAGTAAATCCGTTTGATCCTACACCTAAAGCAATATTACCATTAGAAGTTAATCCAGTGGCAAAATAATTATTTTGTCCCATGAATTCTACATTGCTTGTAAATATGAGATTTGAAGTGCCGCCTGGTCCTAAATGTAATTTCCCGTTGACATAAAGATCATTTACATGTTCTACATTACAATGTATATTTTGAATCCAAAGATCAGTAGAAGTCATCTTTGAGTTTTGTACAAGAACACCAGTTGGATTTGAATAAATTTGTAATCCATAACGATCAGAATAAGTATTAGCCTCTAGATCGCCAATTGTACTTGTGTAAGCAGAAAATATACCAACATTAATACTATCTGTTTGAATCTTAGTTGGATAAAGAACTGTATTACCTACAACAACATTACTGGTAAAATGGCCACTAATGGACGCAACATTTCCATCACGAATATTTGTAGCACCCATTCTCATCAATGTTCCAGTATAAAAAACTGTTCCATTAATTGTTATACCATTTGATGTATATACAGAGTTTGTTGATGAGTCAGCAGCAATAGTCATACTAGTGTTAGCAATAATTACATTTTGAGAAGTATATCCAACTTGTAAAGATGAATTTGCAAATAAAACATTAGCAGTAAACATTCCAGATATACTAGAATTACCAATGGCAGTATTAGAATCCGTAGTTATAATGTTTTTATTTAAAATATCCAATACTCTATTAGTTTTATCTATCCATTGACCAAAGGTATCGCCTGATACGTTTACGTTTGCAATTGCTATTGTCATTTATTGAGTACCTTAAGTAAAAGCTGCTTTATTTCTGACATGTCTTCTTTTAAACCATTTAGTTCATTTTCTATAGTATTTATTTTACCAATATTGTTCTTTACTTCACTTAAGTGCTGACGTTCTTTTTTATAAGCATCATAATTTTCTTGTTGCACATTTACTAATGCACCTTTATTATTTCTAGCTCTTACAAAACCTTCACTTGCATGTTGTTTATTCATTTTTTACCTCATCAAAGCAATTGCTCTTACATCATTCATTGTAGGAAGAACAACAGGGTTATTACCAATAAGAACTATTTTAATAGCAAAAGTATTATATCCTGTATACATTTCTTGTCTAGAATCATAATATGTTAATATTTTAGTTGGATTAGTTGATTCTGAATCAAGATACGCATTTGCAGAAAATTCATTGACGCTTGTTGCTCCAACAGGAACATTATATAGATATTCTCTAGCATCAGTCAAATCTTGTGGAGAACTATAACTTTCAGAATTTTGATTTGTAAGGCGTGTCCATGATTTACTGTTAAAGTTATCAGTATCATGTGTATTTAAAAATTTACCATATACTAAAATATCAGTTCCATATGGTCTATATCCTGTGATATAAACATTCAAATCTTCAGATTCTTGATTTAAAGTAATAGGCTTTGAAATATATTTATTTAAAGCTTTACCATATCTTGTATCTTCACCAGTTATATCTTGACTTATTATATTTGTAATATAATTTATTGTTTTTGCACTTAGATCAACAACTGGAGAAATATAATCATCAGTCGTTGAAAGTGCCATATCAAATATAACTGAACCATTGATGTTGCCATCTTTAATTTCGTTAGAATAACTTCTTAAAACTCTTTCATAATCATGAAATTCTAATAAATTTTCATTTATTGGTGATGTATAATTAGAATCCAAGTTATGAGTATTGCTTGTTCCTTCAAACTTAAGTTTTACTGTAGTATTGATTGGCTCAAGATAATTAAATTTTGGAACTATACTGTGATAAGGAATATCATCAATTGATAACAATGTACAATTGGCAACAAGATTTGTTCCTATTAACTGAGCTGTATTTCCAATTTCTGCAACCCTGTAAATAACAAGATTTGGATAATTAGAAACATCAAATAGCCCATTTGATTTTTCAAGATATACTTTTTTATTCAATTCGTCTACAGCTTCTACAACACCAAAAGGATACTGAGATGCATCTGATAAAACACTACCACTTGAATTGGCTGCATATACAACGTCACCAACTATGATTGGGTTAGCAGTATTTGCTCTTAAGAGATAACTCAAAGACAAGAAATCATCTGATTCATTCTTAAATGTAATATTTCCATGAGTAGAATTAAATTTTGCTCTATACGCATTAAATTTAATATCAGAAGATTGAACCGCAGTCCATGATTTAAAATTACTGGAAACAAATAAATTGCCAGCAAATGGTTGTTGAGTAACACTCTCACCTGTTAAAATATCGTTTCCTCCAAGATCAGAATAAAATATTTCGTAATCTGGATTATTACCATCTGGTCTAATCACAAATGCATATGATTTATTGCCTTCAATTAACACAGGAGTATCGAGAGTGAAAATTGTTTCTGCACTAGCATCTTCACTTGTAGTAATATATTGTGGGAGTAAATGCCCACTACCTAAAATTTGATTACTATCAGGCATACCAACAGTTGTTCCTAGAATAATACAAGAAACGCCCATTGTGTTACTCTTGGAATGAAAATAAACACCAATCTGTGTTAAATAAATTCCCGGTAAAGTATCTTTTTTCTGATCTGATAAGTCTGCAACGGTAAAAGTTTCGGCAATTGGATCGCCACCACAACCACCACCGCCACAATTATTAGAACCGCTATCACTTTCACCATTATTTCCCTGCGGTGATGGGTCAGGATTATAAGGAACAACAGGTCCAGTATCCCCAGGAACAATAATTGGGCCAGTATCACCAGCAGGAGGAGTAATAATAGGAGGAACAACAACAGGCGGTGGAGCTACATAAGTAGTTGTATCCCATGTGCCTGTAACAGGTGTAGAATATGTAGTTGGTGAAAAATTAGGCTGTATTACATTAAATTTTACTGAATTTTGTGTTACAGAAAGAGCAGAAGAAGTATAAACAGCTTCTGTTCTTGTTACTACAGCATCATCTGCAGCAATATTATTAACATTAGTAAGAATCATAGTTCTATCACCAGCTCTAAATTTACCTGGTGGCAATAAAAATATAAAATATACATTTCCATACATATCGGAATATATTGCGTCCTCATAATTACCTACTTGAGTTAATATCTCGTCTTCTTTTTGTTCGATTATAAGATTTGTAATTTTTGTGCTGTCAATAGCACCATCTGTCTGATATGATCCAGACACATATGCTGGAGCGCATTGATTTGTTACAGGAACTTTATCAAAATAAACATAAAGTCTTGTGTTTGGACGCATACCTGTTGCAACACAAGAAATTCTTCTACTTCTCATATATGGAAGTGTTCCAACATTTGTTATATAATTTCCTAAGTCTTGAGCAACTGTAGGTGTTCCAGCTGTAACAGAAAGATCAGTCACAGTAGTAGTTGTTGTTTGAGCCCAATGATTTGTAGTCTGAGACCCAGTTCCTTGCCAAGCAACAGTATCAGAACCTGTCAAAATTGCATTACCAACAACCGTATCAATATTTTTTGCAATTCCAGTAGAAATTAAATCTGCAAACCCTTTTGTTAGGTCTATATTTACTTGTTGTGCATCATTAGTTGTTGTTACATTTCTATTATCAAAATTAGGATATAACTTAAGAATTCCATCCCATTTATAGAAAAATTCTGTGCAATTTCTATAATTAGTAGCATGTTTGTTGCCACCATAATTTACACTTGAATAATCAAGCATAGCAAGTTTGCCATTAACTTTAACATTTTCTGATGTTGCATATCTTAAATTATAAGGATTTTCAATATACAAAGGTCTAGCATATGACTGAGAACTTTTTATTGCAATTCTAAATTCTCTATCAATCGTATTACCGATAGTATAATCGTTAAATGGGTCTGCAAAAATACCATTTTTAAAACGTTCTTGTGTACCAGCATCATTTTTAACTGAAAGTGTTTTTGTATCAAGTTCAAGTGCATTTAAAACTGTATAGTATTCAAGTCTTTTAATTCTATCTTCCAATGCGCCAATTTCACGCATTGTATAACCCTTGATAGTCTTAATATTTACTTGTACTGAAAGGTCTTTTCTATTATATGTCATTTTACTATTCTGCTTCTTTAAATGTTAATGAAGGATAAGGAGGTACAAAAATTTCAGCAACAGACATTCCTGCTTTATTTATTGAAGGCAATTTTGGTTTTAATGCTGGTGTGCCCAATTTGGCAACTAAATCACCATTTTTTGTTATTAAAAGAACATCAATTCTTGGTAAATAAAATTCTACATCATAAACAAAATTTTGATTAGGCATAGGAACAACATTGCTATCACCTTTTAAGAAAATTCCATCATTATTTGCAGGATTTACTGTTGCAGATGAAATTGTAGTAGCAATAACTGCAGTGTTTGCCATCACTGATCTAAAGTCAATAAAATTTCTCAAATCATGTGCAATCAAAGATGTGTCAATATAAAGAGGTACTTCTAATGTTCTTATTGTTGTGTTTGCATCCGCAGTATTTGAATCATCAATAGGATATGAATCGACACTAAAGAATCCAGATTGTGTTGCTGTAATATTTGCAGTAAAATGATTTAACTTAACAAGAAGTTTTGATGAACTATCCAACGATCCAGCATATGCTGGGTCTAAAACAAGTTCAGAAATTCCATAATAAGCGTCTCTTTCACCATTATCAAGAGTAAACCATTGTTTTTTATCTGGGTTTGCTTCATCATAAGATGCACCAAAATGAACATTTGCAATTTTATATGCATCAGGAAGTCCAAGTGGCCATGGACCAATTGTACCAGCAGGATGAGTAGAACAATCAATTTTTATATAAGTATTTTTATGTACAACTTTTTGTATTGCAGTTGCAGCTGGTCTTCCTACTGGTATTAATCCAATGATATTATATGAAGGAGAATCTGGATCAACTTCAAGTTGTGCATGAGAAAGTGTAGATGAATCAATTACAAATGTGTTTCCACTACCAAACAAGTCAACAGGTGTGCCTTGTTTAAAGAATTTTTGAACTGTAATAGTTCCAGTTCCAGAAAGAGTTGTATTTGGAACTAATGAAACTTTGTTTGATGTATATATCGTATTAACTGTGTGATACGTTTTTGTTGCGCCAGAAGAAAGGACAATTCCATCACCAACATTAAATGCACTTGTAAAATCATCAGTGGATGATACATTAGAAGCAGTTGTGTTTGATGCTTCAATATTGCCGGTGGTGATGAGTGCATTAGTTGTAGTATCTTGTGCGAAAAGAAGATCAATACCTTCTTGTTGAATATCAGAAATAGTTCCTATACCATAATCGAATATGTCTGTTCCTGTTGTACTAAAAGAAACAGAACTTCTACCAGAAGATGGAACCAATGTTCCTGACAACATAGCTTTATAAACAAACAGTGAATTATTTTCACCAGCTCCATTCGTTAATCTTTTAACGCTGGCAAGACCTGTGTCAAATAATGAAGCAGTAAGATTACTATCTAATACATTTGCCTTTCCAGCACCATCTAATAGAATATCAGCATATGCTTTTCCATAAGTATTATTTACATAAAAACTCTTCGCATCATTTGTAAAACTTTTGCCGGGATTCATTTTTACATTAAAAATATAAAAATTATATACTGCGAATGCTGTACCTTTACGACCATTCTCATAGCTCAAAGCTTTAATACATGCAGTACCAATCTTATTTCCAATTGGAGATGTTCTCGATTGATCTAATGTCAAAACTCCTTGAGGTGTATCATAGATATCCATCTGATCTAAATTATTAAAATCAAAAATACCAGCATAATTATATACTTGAACATAATTGCCATAACTAGATGTTACAATTTGATTTACAAGAGTATTAGTTGTCAAAGCTCTTGGAGCAAAAATTTTCTTTGGTGAAAGAAATTCTACACGATAACCATCGACATATCCAATTCCTGCAGATACGTTATAAAAGAAAACATTGGCATTATATGAAGTGACATCTACCTGAAATGCATTGACAACAAAATCTCCAGCTTCTTCAGAAGTTCTCTTTGCCATTGTATCCATTATAGTACTATATTGTGGATTAGTATTATTGATGACAAGTCTGCCATCTCCACCATCATATGAAAGAACATTTAAGAAATTTGCTGGTATAGTTACTTGAGTATTTGATGCATCATAGTATACAGGTTCTGGAACAAGTTTAAGTCTATATGCACCGGGAGCATTATAGTTAGGACTACCAATAGAATTGTCATATAATGAATCATCTTCTACAGAAGAAACAATATATTCTTTTGTATCAAACCCAACAACCATCCCTGCAACATTTACAGTATTTTCTTTTATAATAATATTTGTCGGTAAAGTTTTTAAGAAAAACCCTTTTTGATAAATTACGCCTTCTGAAAGACGAAGCCCATATCCTTGACCAAGAGCATTTACTGTGCTATTTGATGAAAGAGTATACAAAACTCCTAATTTATTTGCATTATTTAAAATACCAGTTTTGTCTTGATAAGAATTATAAACATCAATTTGCTCTGATGTTTGATTGAATTGGTTTACTTCTATACCAGCATTGTTTCCAGATGTTACATATCGTATATAAGCTCTGTTTGTATCTAATGAACCAAAATTAACTGCAGATTCTGTTCCACTATATGCTCTAAATACGGCTGCTCTAAGACCTGATGTATTAGATACAAGTAAATAGCTATTAGCAACATCAGGTAAATCACCAACAATAGTATTAAAATCTAAACTATTTGTAGAATTATCTTTAAATCTTATGCAATAAAAATCAGATTGCTTGAATCCACAACCTTCTATAATTGAACCATCTTTGTAAATACTATTGCCAAATTTAGAAATTTGCCATTGAAGAATTGTCTGAAGCTGAGTTAATTCTCTTGCCTGAACAGCTGTGGCTGGACGAAACAATATTCTATAATATTGTTTGTTCTCATCAAAATCGTCAAAAAATGGAGCTATATTAAAATTCGTCTGTAACTCAGCCATTGGTAGTCCTTAAATTGAAAAATACAATTTTAATTGTTCTGTTGTTATGCCTTGTCTACTAATAGGTTCTATATTTTTATAATAAAATATATTGGCGCTATATGGTACAATATCAGAAGTATTTATAGCTGCAGGAATAGCTGTTTCACCAGTATAAAAACCAGTAACAGTTTCATATGGAGTAAATACTCCTTGTACATTCTTCAAATATAATTTTTCTGCATTCATATAAACAACAATTCCTGTTGCCCCACTTAAGTAACCAGTTACAATTTCCCCTTCTCCCATAAGACCACTAAAAGTATCTAATGCAAGAACATGTAATTGTAAAAATGTATTATCAATATACCTAAATCCATCTAAAGTTGATATTGGATTATACATCAAAGATGCTTGTCTATATGTAATCCAATTTGGAAAATTATCACCTATATCTGTAGAAACAGAAACACCTAATGTTGAACAATCTAATTCATATATTGTATTTGCACCATGACCATATTTTGGTGATATTATTGGATAAGTTGTTGCATCCATTCCAAAATAAGAATTTGCAACAATCTGAGTTGTGCAATAATTATATCCCATACCTCTTGCAATAACACGTATATTTTTTATTTCACCATGAAGCGGATCAACATCACATATAGCAAAAGCACCAATTCCATCTCCTTGAAACTGAACCTGTGGCGAAATAACAAAACTATTATTTACAATTTCAGTTATAGGCGATAGAGTAGAGATATATCTTCCAGCTGTATTTACTGTGTAATCACTAATTATAGATACAGAACGTGATGTAGGTCCACCAGCATAAAATGTAGATAAATTATATGATCCTGCAATAGATGATGTATTCGTATTAGTAATTTTAAATGTGTTATTGTCTATGATCATGTCAATTTGACCATTAGCAGACATATAACCAGTTCCAGTATTACTTACCATACAAACATGAATAGCGCCATCTTCAGCATTGCTAATAACTTCCGCATCACTTAATACAGGAATATAAGAATTGGTTGTAAATTTTTTTGTTAGAATACTAGAAATTGTGTAAAGATATTTCCATTTATATCCATCACTAGTGTTGAAATCGCCAACAGCTATGTCACCTTCAGGCATAACAATAGAAGGTGACATATAATTATTAAATAAACATTTGTAAACTCTGTTTGAAGAATTTAATACATAATACATTTTAGAAGAAATATTTGGATCAGTATTATCATATTGATCATAAACAGTATTTGCTGTCCAATTTATTCTTGGAATAACAAATCCTACATCTTCTGGAACAACTCTTTTACCAAAAAGTAAATCTTTTTGTACATCATAATAATATGACTGTATACTTTCATTTGTAGAAGGAGGATTCTGATCATCATCCCACATATCATTTTTACCAAACCCAACATAGTAACTGAAAGATGTATTAGAGATATTAGTTACTATATCTTCTATAATTTTTGTTTTGAAAGTTTGGTTAAAGGTCATATTTTTAATTTACTTTCTTATGAATATAATACAGAGAAAAGATCAGTTTCTAGATTTAGGTTAAAATTGTTATCTGATATTATTAAGGGTTTGCCAAACATCATGTTACCTACAGGATGCATAACTTTTTTAACTACATCAACATATTTATCTAAAGATTTTTCAACTTGTATTTCATATGAGTAATCTTGATAATAATAACTGTCCTGAATATATTTATCGGTGTTCAACAATCCTGTATTATCTGACCATCTTCCTTCTTCCATACCAACACCAGCAACATTTATTGTTAACTGAACTTCAGTATCTTGATTTCTTGGATTAGAGAATGTTAAGCTTTCTCCTTGTGTATTAAATCCGAATCCAGATGAAAGAAGTTTAACGTCGCCCACAGTTCCATTTGCAGCAGCCAATTCTGCAGTTATTACAGCATTGTTCCCCCATATTCCACCTTTGGAATCGGTATACCCATATCCGGTAATCAATGGTTCTGTCACTGATACTTGTAAAGACCCGTTGTACTTTCTATCTCCAGAAGTAGTTGCATGTATTTCTGATATTGTTCCGATTGTTATATCATCAAATGTCAAAGCTTCCTGTAGAACAGAATTAACATTTGTATTATTTAAAACAGAACCATAATCTGCAGAAGATAGTAATGTAGCAGCAGAGTCCGATAATAAATTGCTGTTTATACTAATGACAGAAGTATTGCTAATAGTTTTAATTTTAAAAGATGCACCACTTCCCATTGTTGCGGTTCTATATCCTATAGAAATATGTGAGTTAGCACGATATCCATATCCACCATCAACAATTTTAAAAGTAATATAACCAATATTTTTGCCATAATCTAGGAGAGCTTTTACATTAAATTGCAATCCCTTTGCTGAATCTGTATTTACTACAAGAACATCATTTATAGCATTATCTGCACCAGATGAATCCACTGTAGCACTTCTAGCAGAACCAAGAACATAGGATGTGTTAGATAAAGTTGTAAACCCATCATATGTCAAATACTCACCAATTCCAAACTCATCTCCATTCTTTCCATAATGCAAGTCTGTTATAAAAAGAATATAACAAATTTTATCACCAATGTACAATTCAACTGCTTCGTCTACATAAGCTATTGCACCAGTAGTAGTGCCAGTTATAAATTTATTTAAATATGAAAAATGATTGGTACTATTTTTTGGTATAACTTCAATGTATTTTCTTTGATACCATTTACCACTTGAAGGTTTTAAAATATCAATCTGAGGTAGATAAATTTCTATATTCTTGTTATAAAGCAATCTAAAAAGAAGCTTCATTCCTTCAGATGCACCTTTAGAACGATATACATCTAGTATGTGTTTTTCAAGAAATCTTTTATCAGTAAGAATATTTTTTGGAATACCATCCATATATTTTGTCATAAAATATTTGACGTATTCATCGAGAGTTTGATCTATGTCTCTATATTCACCAAGTCTTCTAGTTTTATATCCTACAGATGCCTCAGAGTCCATCCATTCGTAATATGCTTTTATAAATTGTATAAAATTTTCTCCTTCTTCTTTATAAAAAGAAGGGAATTGATTTTCTATTAAAGGAGCAATATTTTTTAAATCTGTAAACATTTTTATGATACTGGAGTTATAAGGACAACAATTTTACTATAATCTATCTTTAAAAATTTGCTTTCATTTACTGTAATATCTGCAGCATTTGGCTTTGCATAAAAATCAACAGATTGGCTATAATTATAAGGGTTGATATCAAGCTGAACATCACCAGTTGTATAATTTACAGTACCAATACTTGGGTTCAAAATAACTCTATTCCCAGTCGAAGATGTATAACAAAGTCTTAGATTGCCTACACCATCATCCGTGATAAGAACATTTTGAAATAATGTCATTCCTTGAGCATATGAGAACAAACTACTCTGGAATATTTCTGGCTCACCATTATTGTAAATATATTTTAAAGGTCTATAAAGAGCATTAGAGAAAGAAAAATTAATTCTCTGTGTTCTACCTTTTATAGGAGTAGTTTTATAGATCATTCTTATTGCAGTATCGTTACTTACAATAGAAGGGTCTGAAGAATCTATCATTGCCATCAATTTTGATTTTCTAAAATCGCTACCAAATTCTGTAAGATGATCATTATCATAATTTTGTATAGAATTTGTAACATCAGTTATTAATTGATTGGATGTTTTGTGAGTTAATTTGGGGTCATAGATTACACTGGCAACAACTCTAACATACAAATATTCTGGATCATATATTAATGGTACAGTTGTCATTGTTTTAGTTAAAAGAAAATTAATAATTGATTGTTTTAATTGTGAAGATATAAAAGGAATTGAACCATATGGAATTGGTGTTATAATTACTTTTCCGTATTGTGGAGGAACAGCATTTTCACCGCCATATACGCCAACAGTTTTAATCTGTGGAAATTGATTTCTAACGAGTGTTATAAAATCATCTTTTGTAACACCTCTGTCCTGAGTAGTGAAGTGTCTAGGAGAATAAAATTTTATAGAATTGATATCTTCTCTTTCAGAACCATCCATAGCCACAATGTTTGTGGTAACAGCTACATCATACATATCATTTATTCTTCTGGAAACAGTAAAGTTAGAAACTTTATTTCCCAAATCACCATTTGTTGATCTATAATCAACTTTTACTATATTGCCATTTGTCAATGCCTTTGATACAATTCCATCACCAAATACAACTTCATATTGGTTTTCTTTGTATCCTTGCAAGAAATATACTTCAGAATTGGCAGTCAATCCAAGAAGACTTTCTGAATAAGCATATACATTATTAGCGGAATCTGTGTTAGAATTGATGACTGTTACTATGATACTATTTGTATCAATATTTTCAGACTGAAGTACATAATTTGAACCATCAGTAACTGTAAAATATTCTGTTACAATTTTTCCTTCATATACATATATTGGTCCAGTAGAATATACGCCATTTCTATTAAATACGATTATATCTTCATCTGTAGTAAACTCAAGATTTACTTGATTGATAGTTGATCTAATAGAATAATATTGTGGAATCATAACTGATGCTGGTGTATCAGCGCCTGTATTAATTGTTAGTGTAACCAAAGCTCTTGCAGATGTTCTAGAACGTGGAAGATAATTTAATTCTTTGGCATGTGAAACGACAGATTCTTTTAATTGAGCAGTGTCAAGAAACATTTCGCTTCCTACCATATTCAGATAGAAAGCATCAATATATGTGTTATATGAAAGAACGTCTAGTAATTCACTGAGATTAGAACCTTCAAAATCATAATCTTTAAACTCAGTTTTCGCCTTGAGAAATGATTTTAGATTTTGTTTGATGCCATCAAAACTAGCTTCTGAAACTGAAAGAAATCCTGTGTTTGCCATATTATCTTACTCTTCTTAATAAAACATCTAGAGTTACTGGATTGATATTATTTAACACAGAAAATATAATTGAAGCAGAATACATGTTTTGATCTGGCAATGCCTTCACAGAAACATTAATAAGATTGGCTCTTGGTTCGTAGTTCGTTATTACTTCTTTTATTTTTTCTTTTATCAAAAATTCTGTGTCTTGAGTAATATTTTCAAATAAATATGCCTTAAGACCAGCACCTATATTGGGGCTAAAAAATCTTTCGTATGGCTCAGTAAACATTAAATTTATAATAGAACGTTTTACTGCGTTTTCATTAGTCAATAGTATTAGATCACCCTTTACTGGGTGTATTATAAAATTAGTAGTGAGGTCTGAATAGAGTGTCTGTGTTGTCATTTTATTATTTATAATGATGTTCTGCAAGTTTGAAGGAATTGTGGATTATATCTTTGAATATCATTTGCAGCAGATGATGCTAATTTCCAACCATCAGAAATAGGTTTAGAACCAAATGGACTGAAAGATTCGCCAGAAATAGCTGCACTCATTCCTATTACAAAAGGTATTGCATTATCTGAACGTCTCATTTCTATAGATGCATTCGTTTTAACATTTAATATATTGCATACATTGCCTATCATAGTCTGCATACTTTTTCCAAAATATGTGCTTGTATCTGGTATAGAAGATGAACCAGTCACCATTTTTGATACTACAGAACCTATATCCATAGCTCCACCAAAAGATGCAAAGTTCTGCATACCAAATGAGTCAGCACCAGTTCCACCAGTGGGATTGCCAAATGATCCTACTTTTCTGCAAAATAGTTGATCTACAGCTGGAAGAGCGCATGGGGTTTCGCCAAAAAATGCTTTACCAGCATAAGATGGCGGTCTAAGAGTTGGGTTATTGGCAATTTTTTGTGTTGGAATTCTAGTACCTGTAATTAGTTCTGACATAAAATTGCCAATTGCTAAACCACCTGTTTGCTGTAAAAGTGGGCCAGCCGCAACACCACCAAGCGCACCAAATTGGCTAAGGACACCACCAAGAGGAGAAGCACTTAATAAATTTTGAACAGCACCTACACCAATTTGTGTGGCTATCTGAGCAATGCTTCCTGAAGGATTTGTCAAAGCAGTTGCGCCAAGACCTATAGAAGAACCGGATGCAAGTTGAATTGCAGAAGCAATAGCATTACTTATGGAACTAGAAGAAAGATTTGGGGCATTACTAAGTACGCCAATATTTCCATTTAAATTAGAAGCGGCTGAAAGTATAACTGGTCCAAGAACGCCTAATGACATAGCAAGATCACTTGACCTTTGCACATTACCAAAACTTGTATTATATGGGTTTGCTGCTGGTTGGCTACTTAAATAAAGACTTGAATATGTATTAATAATTGATGATAATGCATTAGCAAGATAAGCAACTTTATAAATGTCACTCAATGCAAGTATTCCTCTAATATTTCTTATGTAATTTTGATCTTCTAGTTCTGGAATACCAACAACCTGTGATATATGAACCATGTCAGAAGGATTTTCTATTGCGGCTAATACGTAAAAGAATTTTTCTAAAACATCAAATGGAACAACACCATATGATGCCAATTCTCTAGATTTTTTATCTATAGCGGTTTTTTCTATATCCGTCAAAAAATAACTTGATGTGTTTGATGATGAAGTTGGGAGACGAACATAATTTGGTGGGGCAGTTTTTTTCTGTAAAATGCCAGCAAACCCAGCAACAGCTGAACACATATTAACAGCTTTGCCAAATGCAGCATCAGAATTCTTCATAGATTGATCACCAAAGAAACCAGGATTGCTATATACACCAACTTGTGTTAAAGCAGCCGTATCTTTGTTCATATTTGGTTTTGAAGAACTGCCAGTGGAATTGCCATTTGTATCAAATTGTGGTTGACTTGAATTTGGTGCTGGAGTACTATCACCGGATTTTAAATCAGAAACATCATTAGTAGAAGTTAATTTTGAATTAAAATAATTTTGAGCTGGCATAGAATTGTCAGCTGCAGCATCGGCAGTCGGCAACGAATAATTTGTAGTGGGTGCATTATACCCAGTGGTGACTGTAGGATTGGCTACATTTGTACTATAAAAATTTTGAGAGCCAGTTGAATTATATGAATAATTTGTACTTGGTGCATTAACATTAGTAATATCAGTTGTAACTGATGGATTGGCTACATTTGTACTATAAAAATCTTGTGCTGGCATAGAATTATCAGCAACCGTCTCTGCACTATTAGGAGCATTGAATCCAGTAATTGAAAAATTATTAGGCATTTGATCTTCCTCCTAATGCAGCTACTGCATATTGTAATTGAAGACCGGGAACACTTGATTGGCATTTTGGATCAGAACATGTTAGAATAGTTCCTCCACCAGAACCACCCGGTTGTGCTGATTCTACATGTACATGAATGCCGGGGCTATCATTTTTTTCTAATAAAATTTTGCTGTATGGAAGATTATCTCTTACAAATGCGGCAATTTCAGCAGTTGTTTGAACGTCTGGTTTATTAGAACAACGTAGATCGACTGCGCCGCCCTTAATATGATTGCCAGAATTACTTCTATACCATGAAGTAATCTGCATTCTTGCACCATATTTCTCAATGATTGGATCGATTATGTTCCATGCAACATTCATAGCTTCTATAATAACTGCTTTTTGCTGACCAGCTGGTACTGATCTTAGTCCAAGAACTTGACCTATAGTAACATGCTTTGATATTTTTTCGTTTGTATTATAAATTGATGCTGGAACTGGTAATGGATTTTTTTCAGCTTTTCCATTTGCAGCAGCACCAGAAGGTTTATCATATGTGCTTGGATTTGGTGGTTGCATAGTGTCACCGCCTGAAATTTCTGGTGGCGCACCGGCACCTTGATTTGGTGCTGCAGATGCTTCAGCTTTTGGATTTGGTGTATTACCTTCATTCTTATATACAGAGAATTCGCCTTTGGACATTCTCTTGGCATTTTTTGGAAAATCAGGTGCTTCACGAACAGAGGTCATATTATCAATAATAGTTTCTGCAGGAGCATATTGTGCCTGTGGCGCTTCAACAACATCAGCTGCAGTGCCGGGAGCAACAGGACTTGGAGTACCAGCATCAATATCAGTGAATGGACTTCTATAGTCAGCATTTCCACTAGAATGAATTGACATAGTATCTTGACCAGATATTTTAACAGCTCCAGCTGCTTTGGTATCCATCTTTCCGTTTGTTTCTATACTCAAATCGTTCTTAGATACAACAGTAAATTTTCCTTTGTTGTTCTGAGTAAAATTTCCTTCTGTTCTGGTAAGATAATTTCCTTTTACATCTTGTGTAAAATCAATCTTGGATTGAACTATCATATTTTTATATGTTTGAAAAACTGTATTAGCATCAGAACGTGTAGTAAAATCTTTCTTCACATCTATAGTTTTGCTACCAGAAACTTGTGTACGCATATTTCCTGCAACAGTTAATCTATTATCACCACCAACAGTATGACTTAAATCTTTGACAACTTCTGTTACTTTTGCACCATCTGTAAATTCTTCTATCGATCCTTCAACATATGTGTGCATATCACCTTTAACATGAAGAGAAAATGCACCACCAACATTCATATCAAGATCGCCATCAGTTTCGATAGTCATTTTTCCATCTGCTTTTAAAATAAGATGGTTCTTGGCAAATATTGTTCCGTCGCCTTTTGGAGATATTATACCAACACCTTTCTTACCAGTAGAAACAATATGAATTGACCCGTCAGCATCAATCATTATTGTTGCACCCGAATGATGTTGAATAACAATATTATCAGAACCAAAAGTATTATCAATCATGACTCTGTTTCCAGTAGCAGAAACAAACCCTTGCATATCAGTTGATTTACCTACACCCACAGATATGCCAGCTCCCGGTCCTGTATGCGTTATTGTTGTATCAGAAGCATGACCGGGTTTTTCTTTTACAGAAACTTCATAATATGGAATTGGATTGCCAGTTCCATCTATATGTTGAGGCGAAGTACTTCTGCTAAGTCCATTGCCTTCTCTATTAGTAATTTTTTTAATATAAGCTGGATCATTTGTAAATTTATCTATTGACATTTATTACCCACAAAAATTTCTGTAAAGAGCTGTTAAAGATTGTTCTAGTTTATCATTATCACTTGTGATAGTTGCGCTATCATATTTTCTAGAAAGTTCTTTTATAGCTTTATATAGAGTTAGCTTTTGAGGCTCACTCATGTAAAAAGTTGATTCTAATCTGTAAGCTTTCTCATTTATAAATTTATCAGACCCACCAATTATAGTTACGGAAGCAGAATCGCCAGATACAGAACCAGAAGAATATATTTCACCATTTACAGCAATAACATATCCGTCTGTTGCATATTGTTCTAAATCAACTGCTTCATTTCTTAGAGTATTTGAAAAATTTACAGCCAAATTTTTATGATATGAAATTGTGCCGGGAGACATTAATATCATGATGTTGAAGCTCCATCAAATGACATAGAAGCTAAAATATTTCTAGCATTCCCCAATTTTCTAGTATAACTTGCCCCAGTTCTATCAACAGTCCATACGCCGCCTATTTTCTTATAAGAATCATCTCTCTCAAAGTAAATAATTGCTGCAACAGAATCTTGAATTGTGGTAGATGCAAGTAATTTAGAATATGCTGTTCTTTCTGAAGTATGCAATTCATGCCACATAAAATCTAATTGTTTTTCTAAAGGAGGAAGATTTGGTGGAAGAACTGGTGAATTTATGCCACAGAATTTTAATAGTGGCGTATATCGATCATACTTCCCTGCTCTCCATTGAGCAATACCATATGATGGTTCGCCTTTATCATTTCCATTATATGCTTGCGGATTGATATTTTTACCAGATTCTCCTTGCAAATTACCACAAATAGCTGATACAATACATTTTAAATCACCAGAATATGAACCTTCTTCTTTCAACTTTTGCCAAAAATAATTATAAACTTTTTGTGTATTGCTTCCACCAGTCAATTGAGTTGTTGTTGGTGCGCCTGTATCTCCAGTAGAATTTGCTGCTGATGCAGCTGCAGAAGGATTTGACGAATTTTGAGTTGGGTCTGAACTGGAAACATTTGAATTTTGTGCTGGCGAAGAATTGATAGATTCCATACCACCATTTATTACACCTATAACTATTGGTTGTTGTGAATCAATACCATCAAAAAAGAATCCAACTACCCAAGAACCTGGGGTCAAATTATGACTAGCATTTCCACCACCAGTCTGTCCACCAGTAGTTGGATACAAAACTAAAGCCCATGGCAGATCACCATCAGAAACTCTTTCAACATCTTCAGTATGGTGAATTCCAAATATTCGAACTCTAACTCGTGATCTATCGTCGCCAATATCTTTGACTACACCAACAAACCATCTAAATCTATCACCATAAAAATCATCAGCTATCATTGAATAGTCCCACCACCAGTATCATATTCACTTTTTTCATTAAGTTTTGTTAAATAACCATCTTTATTAATTCTTAAAGTTGTGGCTACCCTGTTTCCTGCACTCATTACTTGTTTTACTTCAGAAATAATAAAAAATCCAGATATATATTTGTCTTGCTGAACATCATTAAACCCATGCATTTCTGGAATTTCACACCATATTATTTGTCCAGCTTTTAATTTCATATTTGCAGGAACAGTTATGCTAAAATCAACTTGATTTAATGCGTACATATATTTAGTGGCATTGCCAAATTTATAACGGTATTGTGGCTGAGTTTTGTTTTGTTCATTTAAATCTTCATAGTTATTAATTATATAACGTATCCTATTAGAATATTCAGTTTTGTCTACCTGATTTTTTACATAGTCGATGTATGGATCGGTATTCAAAGGATATTTTTCTAAATGATTTGGACCTGTTTCTTTTTCAAGTTCTGTAGGAGTACTATTATAATTTTTTTGTAAAAGACTTATTTCAAATAATTCATTTTGATAATATCCACCAGCAATTTTTTCAATTGAAGAAAATCTTTTATTATTTACGATGTTTGAAATATAATAAAGATCGGCATCTGGAGTTGCATTTGTATCAGAAAATCCAGATTCAACATCGGAAATATAACGATATTTTGTTTTTTGTATAGTATCTCTTTGTTTCCATGCATCTTCTATTAATTTTTGAATTGTCAAAAAATTAAACCCTTGATTATCTTCATAAAAAAGATAAAGAAAATGATTTTCATAATCTCTTGCAACAGCATGTTTTGCCAACCATTGAATTGCTTGAAATGGTCTAAGATTTGGCACAACAATATTTCTTACCTTCAAAGATTCTTCTATAGTAAATGGTTTTGTTTTTAAAAATTTTGTCTGTGTGTCTGCCATAATATATTCATTGTATAAATTTTGAGCCATATTTTCTACAAGATCATTATAAGCATGTGAAACAAGTTTTCTTACATTTTGTAGAAACTCAACACTAACCAAATCAATGATAAACATCATTCCTCTAGCTCTATCATCAAGAGCAATATCTCTCACAGCTTTGATAATAAATTGCATATTACCAGTATCTTTTTCGACAGAAGAAATACCAGATTTTTGCTTGTATTCAATACTTATTATTTCTTCCCCTGTAAATGGATAGTTAACAAATAATCCAATATTATCATTTATTAAAAGCTCTGCTTTCATGACGGGTTCAAAAATAGATTGATATATAGACAATTCGACAAACTGAGGCATTAAGCTCATTTCGTCATTACCATTAAATTTTTTAATTTTTAATTTTGAAATTTCTATTTCAAGAGGATTTAAATTACTCATTAATTAAAGCTTCAAATTGTTGCCTAAATTCATTTACATATGGTTGTCTTAGCAATTTGATATTTCTTTTTGCTTCGTTTTTTTCATTTTCAACATCATATATGCTCTTTGCAACCCATCCAGCTGGATATCCAAGCATTTGATATGTGTTTGGGGTCATCGTATAATTATATGCTGCAATTGTTTCTGGTGTATCAGATGATAACCCCTGATAATAATAGTATGCAATAGAAGAAGGTATAACAATAGAAGTTAATTTATCTGCACTAACATTATATTTGTCTTCTAGATAATTAATAAAATTGCCATAGTCCATTGGCCAAGAAGTATATGGGTCTATCATATTATTTGACATATAGATAATCCAATCTAAAGATGAATCATCATATTCTTTATATGCAATAATATCAGGTCTTTCACCTTCCATAACTAGATAATCATAAAATTTTTCATATGAATTTCTATATGTCTGAATCAAAGCAACTCTAGACAATAAATTTATACATGACATATTATTGTATATTATTTTTGGAAAATATTTAAAAGAAGACATATGTTATGGACCTGATGTAGATGTAGATGATACAAAATCATCTCTTGTTTGAATGTTTATTTCTTGAAAAGATATATTCATTTCTACTATAGCAGATTTCCCATCTTTATAGAATGCAGGAGTTCCTCCAGCAGAACTATTTACTGTAAACCCAGTAATAAAAGAAGTTTTTACATTAGGAAGAATATTATTATCTCCAACATTAAAACTTAATTCTGCAAGATATGGATATTCAAGAGCAAATCCGCCACCAATTATTCTTGGATGCATGAACCCTTTAATATTAGTTATAATATTTTCTAAAGCAATTGCTTCTGCCTGTGATCTAGGAGACATTTTCCATGTAAAAGAATAACTTTTTAATTTTACACCATTAAAAATGTTTGTATGGTGAGGATTTCTTACCATACCAGTTTCAGCTTGAGCAAGTTTTCCGATAATAGAATCAGAAACTCCCGGCATAATTGCAGCTGCTTGTAAAGAAGCATCTTTAATAAAAGCAAGCGCACCTTTGCCTGCACGAATTTCGTTGGCATATGCTTCCATTTTGCTTTTTCCGGCCATAAGAACATCAGAAGGCGTATTTCCCAAAATATCTAAAGCCACATCACCAACATCCATGTTAAATTGATCTTGAAGACTTGAAGGCAAAGGAAGACGAATAATGCCATCAAAATTTTGAGATGCTTTGACTCCCGGTCTTGGTCTAACATATTTTTTAAACATGATCCTACAGCAATAAATAGGAACTTCTTCTGGAAAACTTAGAGATACAAACATGTTTATCCTCTATAAATATAACAATAGTATTTATATGGCGAGAATGAATGGCATACAAAGGAAAATTTAAACCTGATAGACCAGAAAAATATAAAGGCGATCCTACGAAAATTGTGTATCGTAGCCTTTGGGAATTAAAATTTATGCGTTATTTGGATTCCCATCCTAATGTAATATCATGGTCTTCAGAAGAAATTATTGTACCGTATATAAGCCCTATGGATAATAAAATTCATAGATACTATCCAGATTTTTGGGTAAAAACTAAAGATAATAACAACAACATAAATACTATGTTAGTAGAAATAAAGCCCATGTATCAAGTTGTGGCACCTATAGTTCAAAAAAATATGACAAAAAGATATCTTACAGAAGTAAAAACATATGCTATAAATTCTGCCAAATGGAAAGCAGCACAAGAATTTTGTTCAAATAGGAAATGGATATTTAAAATAATGACCGAAAAAGAACTTGGAATAGGGAAAAAATAATGGGAATGTTCTCAGATAAATTAGACCCTAATAGACCAGTTAATAAAAGATCAGCTGATCAGGTCAGAAAATGGATGACCGGAAAACTTGGCGATTTTAGAAACGCCAATGCAAAAGTTCGTAATATTATGATGGATAATAGAGAATATCTTAGAACTTCTATGCGCCCCGGTTACATGTATCTATACATGTATAATCCTAAACATAAGGATACATTACCATTTTATGATAGGTATCCTCTTGTATTTCCGTTTAAAGCAGTTGAAAATGGATTTTTAGGGTTGAACCTCCACTATCTTCCTCCTATCATGAGAGCAAAACTTATGGATGCTCTTTATGATAAAGTTAATAATAACAAATATGACGAGACAACTCGTCTTAAAATTAGTTATGATATTTTAAATGGAGCATCAAGATATAAGTATTTTAGACCTTGTGTAAAGAGATACTTGTATTCACATCTTCAGACAAAGTTTCTTTTGATTCCAGCTAATGAATGGGATTATGCTTTGTTTATTCCGTTCGAACAGTTTGAAAAGCAGGGCAGCAGAATAAATAAAGAGATCGTATATAGAGATTCAAGGAACAAAATTAATGGCGTTTAGCGTAAATGAAATGTTATCCACCATTAATTCAAATGGTGGAATATCAAAAGCATCAAGATTTATGGCATATTTTAGAAAATACCCATCTGGTATTACAACAGATGGGAATGCTAGTGATTTATCTTTCTTTTGCGAATCTACTTCTATTCCCGGTATTGCGTATCAAACAGATGATATCAGGGCATCTGGTTATGGAAATATAGAAAAACGTCCTTATGCAACAGTATATCAAGATGTTACATTAAATTTCTTCTGTGATAATGATGGAAGAGTAATAAATTTTATGCATAAATGGTTGCAATCTATATTTAATTTTAATAATAAAAGTGCTCCAGATGCTACAACAAATGCTGGTTTACCTCTTCATACTTTTGGGTATCCAAAAGATTATTTTGGAACAATAGAAATAATACATTATTATGATCAAAATTATGGGCAAGAGCAAATCGTATCTGTTTCTCTTCAGGAAGCATATCCAATTAATATTGGAGAAATAACAGTTGATTGGAATAGTACAGATACTCTTACTAAGATTCCTGTGACGTTTGCTTATACTTATTGGTCATCAGAAACACTTGATCAAGGAACTATTGATACTAATTCTTCTACCAGAGCATCTACATTGATGAATACACAAACAAGAATTGATTCTTCGCTTTCTTCAGTTCAAGAAGCAATTGGAATAACAACTCCTTTAAATCGTTAATATATTAAAAAAATAAGGTGAAATGAAATGGCATTACCGAAAATTAAACATCCTACTTATAAAATTACTATACCATCAAACAAAAAAGAAGTAAATTTTCGTCCTTTTACAGTACAAGAAGAAAAGCTTCTTCTTATGGCTAAGAATTCAGAAATTACTGAAGATATCATTAACACTGTAAGACAAGTTATTCAGAATTGTATTATTGAACCTATTGATGTTGAAAAACTTGCCATTTTTGATATTGAATATATTTTTATTAAACTTAGGTCAAAATCAGTTGGAGAAATTGTTGAACTAGAATACATTGATCCTGAAACAAATGAAAATGTAAAGTTTAAGGTAAATTTAGAAGATATTGAAGTAAAGAGAGACGAAAAACATACTAATAAGTTTCCTCTTTTTGAGAATATTGGTGTCGTTATGCGGTATCCAACTCTTGATGAAATCAAGGCAGTTGAAGATGCTGGTAAAGATGAAGCAGTATTTACTATGTTATTGAAATGTATCGACACAATTTATGACGATGAAACAGTATATTCTGATTATTCTGAGAAGGAATTGAAAGATTTTATTGATTCTCTTCCTATGGAAAGTATGGGAGCAATTCAAACTTTCTTTGAAACAATGCCTTCTGTTGAACATACAGTAACACTAAAGAATAAACAAGGTGAGACTAAGGAAGTTGTATTAAAAGGAATTAATAGTTTTTTTACATAATGGTGGGATATAATAATATTGCCACCTATTATAATACTCTGTTTTCTTTGATACAACATCATAAATACTCATTGACAGAAGTATATGAAATGTACCCATATGAGCGTGATCTATTCGTTGAATTATTAATACAGCATCTAAGAGAACAAGAAGAAGAAAACAACAGAAGAAACACACATGGCTGATTTAGGTAATTTAACGAAAAAAGTTGCAGGAAAAGTTGGTTCTGCAGCTATGACTGTAGGAAAAACAGCCGGGGGCGCAGTTGCTTCCGCTGGTAAAGCAGTTGGTGGCGTTGTTAGTTCTCTTGCTCAAGGTACGTTCAATACTATAAAAAGTGGTATTGTTCAATCTACAGGCATAAATGCATTACGCCCATCTAATGTTATTGGTGGTGTATTAGATTCTGTTGGTCTTGGAGCAATGAGACCAGCATTTGGTGGAGACCCAACACAAAAAGCGGCTGCACAAGCAGCAAATCGTGTTGTAGCACAAAACAATGCTAATACTTCTTTAAAACCATTAGAAGAACTTCTTCAAAAACTTTTAACAATCAATGAAAAAATTCTTGAAAATACTAACTCTATGTTAAGTTATGCAAAGAAACAAAGTGGACTATTAGATACTGCTAATGATCTTGTTAAAAAACAGATGCTACAAGATATTGAAAATGCAAGAGTAGCAGCTGGAAAAGGAAAAGTTGGCGTAGGCACACCAGCAAACGATAATACTCCCGGCAAAAAGCCAGCTGAAGGTGGTTTTCTCAGTGGAATTTTAGGGAGTATTATGGGTGGTGCTGGAAGTCTTTTAAAAATGCTTGGTCCAATCGGAGAATTTTTAGGTTCAATTGGAAGAATATTTTTAAAACTTGGCAGATTTACTATGTTATTAAATCCATATGTTCTTGCAGCTGAAGTAATATTATTGTCTCTTAAAGCAGAAGATTGGGCATCTTTTTTTGACAATATTGGTAAAATATTTGGTGCTCTTGCTGAAGGAAAATTTCTTGAAGCTTTTACAAGATCAATGCTTTTACTTCCTGAATTAATACTTAGAGGACTGATGAGAATTGCAGAATATATACTTGAATTTTTTGGATTTGAAGACTTAGCAAAAAAATTAAGTAAATTTATTGATTCATTTGACTTATATGATATATTGGTAAATTCTTTTAAAGAAATTGTTGATGTTATAATGAATATTGGATCAATGCTTGTAGATGGTGCAAAATTTATAGGCAAAAAAATTGGCGGTGTAATATCTGGTGTATGGGATACTATATCAAATGCATTTGGCACATTATTTAAAGATATAACGGATGCATTTGATGCTTTTTCTTCTGGTGATATAATCAAAGGAATAGTAAAGTTAGTTTATGCAATACCAGATGCTCTTATTCAATGGGTCGGAAGAGCATTAGCCACTGTAGTAGATTTTTTTGGTGGTGCAGAAATGGCTAAAACCATTCGTAATTTCTTAGATAATTTTAATCTAACAGATACTATTCTTAAATTTTTTACATCTGTAAAAGAATATGTAACTGATACTTTTGCTAGTGCTACCAAAGCATTTTCTGATTGGTGGAAAGATTTTCATCCAATTGATGACATGATTGGAACATTTAGTTCAATAAAAGATTGGATAACATCTAAATTTACTGACACTACCAAAGCATTTTCACAATGGTGGGATAGTTTTTCAATAATTGATATTGTACTTACGCCATTCAATTATTTAAAAGATACTGCAACAGCATTATTTGATAATCTTCAAAAATCAGTTGCAGATGTTCTTTCGTTTGATCTTGTCAAAAAAGTAAGTGATTCTATAAGTTCAGTAGTAAGCGGCGTTTGGGATTTCTTTAAAGCTTTGCCAAGCAAAGCTGTTGATTTAATTTCTGATTTGATTCCTGATAGTCTTAAAGGTTTTTTCAAATCTATGTTTGGTAGTTCAACCACACCAACAGCAACACCAACTACACCGCCAGTAACACAACCAAGAACAGCTCTTACTCCACAATCGACGAGTAGAGTAATTCAAGAACGTGAAGACGCTTTTAATGCTACACCAACTGCAGCTAATGTTTCACCAGTTCCAACTGGAAGAGAGCAAGTATTCAATCAACAATCTGCACGTATGTCAGTTGATCAAGCAGCACCAACAGCTGTAATTATAAACAACAATAATAATAGCCCAAATATTGGAAGTTCTGGGCAAAATTCACTGCCCAGAACTTCGGGTGCAGTACAAACAGCTCCACAATCATCTCATATAGACAGAGCATTATATGGAGATACTTATGGAGCTGGTGTTCCTTAGTCCTTAGCAAGCTTCTTAAAGAAACTCAAGTCTTCGTCGTCTTCCTCTGCGGAATCCCAAGGATTAGAAGCTTTTGGTGCTTCCTTCATTGCAGCCATCTTTGGCGATGGAGCAAAGTCTGTAGAATCGGATACCATAGTCTTCTTGTTATCAACAGCAAGACCAAGAGCCTTTTCAAGACGCTTCTTCAACTCATCATAAGTCTTGAAGTTCTTTGGATCAAGAAGTTCAGTGAGTGAATACTCAGACTTCCAAATCTTCTCAAGCTCATCATCATCTCTGACAAGAGGACCAGTACGATCAAACTCTGACTTATCATAGTTTGGATATCCATCAACCTTACGAATCTTTAGCTTCAAGTTTGCACCTTCCCAAAGATCAAAAGGATTAAATGCATTTGAAGGATCATATTGCGGATGATCTGGACTACGACCCTGATCATCAAAAGCAGGATGCATAGCTTCATTGAGCTTCTCAAAAATCTTCTTACCATACTTGTAAAGGAAGACCTTGCCTTCATTCTGAGGGCGATTAGGATCAGAAACTACATAAATGTTTGAATAATAACTCAAACGACGCTTCTGCTTACGAACGACTTCCTTGTTAGACTCAATACCAGAATTCCACAACTGAGAATTATACTCAGTGCAAGGATCAGCAGTACCGGGACCAAAAGTAGTCAATGACTTCTCAATGTACCATCCGCCCGGTCCCTGAAATCCATGATCCCAAATACGAGTAAAAGGAACATCCTCACCAGAAGGTGCTGGCAAGAAACGAATGATAGCATAACCATTTCCAGCCTTATCAATGTCAGGCTTCCAAAAACGATTATCTTCATTGTTACTTGTGGGAGAATTAATCTTGGCAATCTCGCTGTTGAGCTTATCAAACTGAGACTTGCGGTTGCTCTTAAGTGCTTCAAAGTTAGTCATAGTTATCTCCATATGTACGATGTGTTTACGATTGTTTGTTCGATGTATGTAAAATCAAGAAAATTTATCTCTCAAGATTCCACAGTATTTATCTTTTTCTATGTTTAGAAAAAGACGAAGTTTGATACAATTCAATTCTATTGTAGGCCAAAGAACTGGATCAAGAATCTTCTTATTCCAAGAATCAAAGAAACCAACACACTGATTAATAATAATAAATGTTTCTTTATGTATCTTCTTGCGAATAAGAAGCTTTAGTAAATGAGGGTATTCCCCATCTTCCACCTTGAAGTTAGAATCAAAATCTTCAAGAAGCTCTTCTATATCATTCTTAAAGATATATGTCAATGATTCTTTTCGTAGTAGAAACTTTTTATAAGTAAGATCACATTCATTTGAAAGCAAATCACCTACCCATATGTTAGCATTTTCTGAAAGATTAGCAACAAGATAGTTAAATAAATCTTCCTTCTTTGAAAGTTTATAAAACATATATTTGTCTTTACGACTTTCAAAAGATGATTCGTTTGCTCTTACTTTACCATTGTACTTGAAATAATCATAAGATGGAAGAGTAAAATGTTGTTTAACAGCAAGATATTGTTTATATGCTTCAAAGGGTGTCATTATGCACTTGTCTTGTTATAATAATCGGAGAAGAAAGAGTGCATCTCACGCCAGAAATCATTTTCATTACAAGGAAGCTTCCATGTTTGATATAGTTTCCAAATACGATCATCCATATCCTTGAAGTTATCATATGCAGAATGATTAATTCCTTTCATGACAGTATAACCTTTTTCTTCTAGATATTCAACGATATCATTTGTATCAAAATCATCAAGGTCAACATCAACTTCTGTTTCAATATATGCTGTCTTTATTGTTCTTCCCATAATATACTCCTTAGATAGGAAGTCTATTTGTTTTCTTCATCATATTCATATTTTCAGCTTCATATTGAAGTCTTGCTTTCAAAATAGCATTATGCTTAATCAAAGCTGCAACTGTTTCTACTTCTATATTATGACTTTCACAATATAAAATTACAGCATCCATATATTCACAATTTTTATTCTTCACAATCATCTCAATTTCAATAACAAAATCAGATGGAGTTTTAATATTAACAATTTTCATAATTAATCCTTTTAAAAAGTGAGCCCATTCTGTTCCAAGGCGGTGCTCATACCCGTGAAACTTAAGCCGCTAGGCGAGTCTCAATGAGTGCATTATCGTTAGCATCTAAACGTTGCTTTTAGTCTCTTCGTACCTTTACTACAACCCGTCGAACCTATTTCCAGCCCATCAAAGATACATTGGTGACAATATTAGAGACCTTTGCTCTTATCATCGGTACGGTCATGCGAGGACCAATGTATCCATGGTGGACTGGTCGGGTACTGCCCCCGAGTCCGAATTGTCTATTCCTTACGCCTCAACGACTTAAGCATCATATTTATAACACAGCTATTATTATATGTCAAGCAACTCAAATACCATATTTGTCTTTATATTTCTTGCGAACTTCTAGCAACTTGCCAACATAATCATCTCTTTTTTCAATAAAAATTTGTGGTTCTTCATCATCAACAGAAATCATTACTACAGTCTGAGAAATAGGTATGCCAGTTCTTTCTTCATACATGATTGCATAAGCAGCTGCTTGACAAAAATAATTAGTGATGTAACTTTTTTCTTTTGGTTTTAGTGCTGTCTTAAAATCGATAATAGAAAGTTTGCCTTCATATTCAGCAACACAATCGACTGTTCCAGCCATCTCAAGATAGTCGGAATACAATCTTACTTCTTGAAGATGCACATTATCAATCTTTTCATCAATAACTTTCCTCAACCTAGAAAAACTTTCTAGGTCAATTATACTATATTTTTTATCGAAAACATCTTCATTATTGATATATTCTTCACAAATTTTATGAACACGAGTTCCACGAGAAGCAGCTTTAGAAGAAATTTTGTTTGCTTCTTCAGCACCAACTCGTCGCCGCCATTCCATAATAGCATCTTTCGTCATCATCCCAACAACAGTTGTCACTGATGGATACTTGGCTCCGGTAGGAGTTTGATAAAACCTACCGGAGTCTGTGTTTATTTGTTCAACTTTTTCAATGATAATTTTATCAGTGTGTTGAAAGATTTTCTTCTTTTTTGAATTCGGTTTCCACATTCATTTGCACCATTTTATAGAGATTATTATCAAATTTGTTTTTTGTGATGATAAAATCTTTAACCAAACCAGAACGAACTATATCATTTTCCACAAATTCAATGCAACTAAAATATTTGTGCATGTTCTTTAGAATTTTCATGAAATAAAATATACCTTGCTTTTCATCATCATATTTCAAATCGGTTTGTCTATAATCACCACAGAATAAAATCTTAGAATTTTGTCCTGTTCTTGTGATGATTGTGGATAGTTCAGAGAATGTCATATTTTGACATTCATCTACTATAATGATAGAATTGTCTAATGTCAAGCCTCTTAAGAAAGATGATGTCTGAAATTCGACGATTCCCTTATTTTTAAGAATATCGTATGCATCACCTCTACCATATAGTTCTCTACAGATTTCTTGATATGGTTGTTCATATACTTTTGCTTTTTCTTTTGCACTTCCCGGCAAGAATCCCATATCTCTGGATGGAACAACTGACCTGATAATAATTACTTTATGATATGTTCTAAAATTTTCTATCTCTGATAGTGCAAGATATAATGATATGAATGATTTTCCTGTGCCTGGTAATCCGTGGATTAATAAATTTTTTCCATTTGTGAAGTCTTTAAAAACTAATTCTTGATTTGTTGTTTTTGGTTTAATAGCTTTTATTTTTAAACCATTTGATATAACAGTTTTTTCCTCAGTTCTTTTTTGTTTTCTTGACATTCTTTTTTCTGCACGGGTAGGTCTATCCATTTGAATACCTCTTGTTAAAATGATTATAGTAATACCAATCCTCTGTTTATAAGGTCAGCACTTCTATTTTTTGTTTGAGATGAGAGATAGAGGCGAGAATAAGCGGAGAGATTCAAATCTCTATTGAACTGATTATGTTTAAATAAACAATCTAGAATCAATGCTTATACACCTTTGAGTGACCAAATTAAATATGGTCACTGTTATTTATAGCTTTTCATCCTTTTGAAAAGAATATAAATACAATGAGCCAAATATTTTAGGGAAATACAATGACAACCAAAATTTTCGTATCCCAAATAGATACAACACAGCCAGATGGATCAACAGCTTCTTCCAATTCAGTAATTCTTCTTACAGATACTGGTCCTATATGGAAACCACTTTCTGCTTTAAATTCTGTTGGTTATACTGGTTCGCAAGGAATTAATGGTTATTTTGGATCAGTTGGCTATCGAGGTTCGACTGGCGAAGTTGGTGTGCCGGGAACATCTGGTTACAAAGGTTCTGTCGGATATACTGGTTCGGCTGGAGTTGGGTATCAAGGTTCTGTAGGATACACTAGTTCTATTGGTTATACAAGTTCTGTAGGATATACTGGTTCACAAGGAACTACAGGGTATTTTGGTTCATTAGGTTATACTGGTTATTTTGGTTCAGTTGGTTATCAGGGTTCTTTAGGAGTCGGTTATCAAGGTTCTGTTGGTTATCAAGGGTCAGCTGGTATAACAGGAATACTTGCACCATTTCCTTTTATCAATCTTTCTGATGTTGCAGACACAAATGGCAATCCATATACTGGCTATAATGATTTTGGTGGTTCATATGTCAGAGTAAAACCATCAAGAGACGGATTAGTTCTTGATCCAACAGTTGTATTGACTCCCAACATTACTGTAAATGTAGATTTTCATGGTAATCAACTTCAACATCCTGTGTTCAGCGGTTATTCAGAAAATGTAATAGATGATGGTCAACCGGGCGCTTCTCTATCTGCAAATCCATTGAATGGTAATGTAATTAAAGCTACTCTCAATTCACCTATTACAACTATTACAATGACAAATGCTGGATTAATTTCTGGAAGATTATTTTCAGTAACATTTTTCTTGAAACAAGATTCTACTGGTGGAAGAGTACTTGATTGGACAAATAATATCATCTATTGGTCAACAGGTGATGGTATTAATCAAAATACTGGTCCAATCCTTTCAACACAACCATTTTATACTGATATTATAACTGTATATACATATGATGCTGGTGGTTCTTGGTATGGAATCATGGGTGCTAGAGGTTTCCCAACACCATAAAAATGAGAGATTAATATGCCCGTATCTGCAATATCATTATTGAATAACATTGGATTAGCATCTCCAAAAATTCAAAAAATAATACCCAATTATTCTATTTTATTCTGGCATCATACAGAAAAATGGAATGATGTAAATTCATCCATCTCATATGGCAATGATCCTAGTAATTATAATGATCCGCTAAGAATTTTTAGACAATATGATATTGGTCAGTCAAGTATACCAGATGTGGCTGGGTTTTATTCAAATTCGAAATCTACATTATCTTTTAATTATCTCGTAAGATGTGTATCGAGCAACACTGCATGGCCGTCTATTTGTGATATAAAATATGATGCAAATACAAATATGAAAACTACTCAAGCAACTTTATTAGATGTTGGTGGGGCTCATAATTATACATTAGTTGGTAGAACTTCACCTCCTTTAAAAAATAGTGTTGGCACTCCTTTAATTCCTAATATACCAGTTTCTTATTATAATATTGCACATGCAGGCCATCTTCATCAAGTAGAAGGGTTATATAATTTTATAACTTCAGTAAACCCAGGAGCTACTGATTCTATCCTTTTAAATGATCAAGCTGGAAGTCATGTACCAAAATCTTTTTCAAGTTTTTTTGTTGATCCTATAATAAAAGATCCAAGTTTATTAAATATTCCAGTTACAGCTATTCCAAAAGATATAATAGTTATGTATTATGGTAATTCTACTCTTTCTCTTGATCATTATGATCCATATGATTTAAGCATGAGCGGAGATAATAATAACATAGACTACTCTGCAAATAGTTATGCTCTTCCTTTAACATTTGTGCAAACTTCTACATATCTAGAAGCTGGTAAAGTAGGAGCTAAAAATTTAATAATTGCAGCAACAGATTCAAATAGTCTTCTTACTGAACCAAGAATTCTTGCTGGTTTACAGAGCCAAGTTAATGTTGTTGGTATCAATACCCCAAATACTATAACATTTGTAGCTTCTTCTAATACAGCTGGATGGCATGATCATGCTCCTCTTGCAAAACAATCTAGTAAATTAATATCAAGTAATCCTGCAGTAACATATAATGTTATAACTAAACCAAACGGTGGAATTGTATATCCAAATAATGTTGGAGAAAAATATCCTGATGGACCCGATCCTATAAATCACAAACATAATGTTACATACACATCAGAATTAAAATTAAAATCAGTTAAGTTAAAAGCATTTTTATCAAAAACTAGTGATGCTCCAATTACAAAAGGATTGATAATTGGATACAGTATTGGCAAATATTCAAAATATTCTGGTATTAGTACAGATGGAAGTAATAGTTTACCACCGGGTTGGTATTTTTGTGATGGCCAAAATGGTACACCAGATTTAAGAGGAAAATATCCTTTCTTAGATTTTACTCAAGGAACTGATGATGGTAGCACAATTAATCCTACCAAATCATCAATTTTAATAAAACAAATAAATGTAGAAACTATAAATTGGCAACATGGGCATGTCAGTGGTACTTCTACATTACCAGGATCAGCCGGAAGTATGGATGTAGGAAGTCATGCATCAAATTATGATCCTATATCAAATCCAAATAATACAACTAGACATAATCATCCAGTTTCTGGTCAAGTTACATTTTCACAAGCAAATCCAAGTGGTCTTGGTTCAACTATACAACCAAACGCAATAGTTGGAACTTCTTTTGATTATGAACCACCAACTGTAGAAATAGCATTCATAATGTATAATGATACAATATAATAGGAGTATAACATGATTACAGTAGATCAAATTAAAGAAATTTGTCCAAATGCAAAACAAGATATTGCTGAAGCAATTGCAAATAACTATGACCTTCTTTCTGAATATTATGATATCAATAGTCCATTGAGACTAGCACATTTTCTTGCTCAATGTGCTCATGAATCTGGTGGGTTTAGATTAATTCAAGAAAATTTAAACTATTCTGCAGAAGGTTTAGATAAAATTTTTCCAAAGTATTTTAAAAATGCTGGTCGTGATGCAACAGAATATGCTAGAAAACCAGAAAAAATTGCAAATGTTGTTTATGCAAATCGTATGGGTAATGGGAACGAAGAATCTGGTGATGGATATCATTTTTGTGGAAGAGGTTTAATCCAATTGACTGGTAAGAATAATTATAAATCACTTGCTGAAACTCTCGAAATGACTATTGATGAAGCAGTAGAATATCTTCAGACAGCTGGTGGAGCATTAGAATCTGCAGCATGGTTCTGGGCAAATAATGGGTTGAATGAAATTGCAGATACAGATGATATTCTTCGTATTACTAAGAAAGTAAATGGTGGAACTATTGGTCTTGATGATCGTACACACAATGCAAATAAATTTAAAGAAGCTCTTGGTATTGATTAAATAAAATGGGTCAATATCCTGTAGCAAGAATAGGTGATACAAGTGACCATGGCGGTGTCATTATATCATCGGGAACAAAGTACAGAGACAGTACTGATGGTAAATTGGTTTCTAGAGTTGGAGATTATCATAGTTGTCCAATTCCCGGTCATGGTGTCACTGCAATTATTACAGGGTCTCCTAAAGTAAGATCAGAAGGTTCACTTGTTGCAGCCATAACAAGTGTAACTGGATGTGGAGCAGCAATAAACAGTGGAAGTAAAACTACTACGGTTCCTATGCAAGGTGGTGGAGCAGGAAATGAAAATGCATTTATTCTTGATAATAATGAACATGACCAGTTGAATGGTCCATCAGTAATGGGATAAAATAATGAAAATTTGGGTAGTTGGTGATTATTTAAAATCACAAGATTTGAATGCTAACTTTGCAGAACTATCTAGCAATGTAGGTTTTTTGCAAGCAAACGTAGCAACTATTAATGCTGAAATAGGTGATATATACTCAAAATTAAATGGTATTACATCTACTTCAAACGTTTCTGGGTTGGATGCTAGATATTTTACTGGCCAATATGTAACAGGATTTAGTCATAGTTCAAACAGTATTAGTTATGAAGCTCCATTAATATATAAACAAATACCCGATTCTAGAATCGGCAACACTGTTATTGAAGCAAATACCTATACAATAGGAATAGGTCCAATTCTTCCTCTTGATAATACTGTAATTTACACAGCATCATTTTGGAGCAGAAAAGTACAAAATGGTAGTGCAAATTCTGGTACATTATATTTTGTTATATCAAATTACGAGGCAAACTTACAAGTTATACCAGGAGATGGCGGTTATTATCATTATCCAATAGAAAATTTAGTACAAAATACAATATCAACAGCTGATGGTTGGGAAAAATATTCTTTTAATGTTGGTCCAAATTCTGGAACAAAAGATCATTCTACAAATGCAAAATTTATAAGTCTTGGGTTTATTGTAAATTATCCAGTCGATGGACCAACTGCATATGGAAATGACGTATTTCAATTTACAGGATTTTCATTAAAACCGGCTGGAAATAATATTATTGGTTATACAGGATCGAGTGGAACTGATCAAGGCGAACCGGGTTATAAAGGTTCGAAAGGATTTACAGGTTCTCGTGGATTAACTGGATATTTTGGTTCTACTGGATTTAAAGGTTCACAAGGAATTAGTGGCTATCAAGGTAGTGCTGGAGTACAAGGATCAGTTGGTTATATAGGAAGTGCTGGTGTTCAAGGTTCAGTTGGTTATGAAGGTTCGGCTGGTGTAAGAGGATCGACTGGATATGTTGGATCATTAGGACCGGGAGTACAAGGATCAGTTGGTTATCTTGGTTCTACAGGGTTTAAAGGGTCTGTTGGATCAGTTGGTTATAAAGGTTCAGTCGGTGATCCCGGTGGTCCAGTTGGTTATCAAGGTTCGGCTGGTTATCAGGGGAGTTTGGGATATCAAGGATCGGCTGGTGTCCAAGGATCAACTGGATATGTTGGATCATTAGGACCGGGAGTACAAGGATCAGTTGGATTTAAAGGGTCGGCTGGTTATCAAGGTTCTGCAGGATTTCGTGGTTCTGCTGGATACAGAGGATCGGTTGGGTATCAAAGTTCTGTTGGATATCTTGGTTCTACAGGATATCTTGGTTCAGTAGGGTATCTTGGATCGGTAGGTTATACAGGTTCTATTGGTGATCAAGGACCACCGGGTGGAAGCACAGGTTATACAGGCTCAGTTGGATTTGTCGGATCATTAGGATATGATGGCTCACTTGGATATACAGGTTCTAGCGGATATACAGGATCAGTAGGGTTTATCGGATCATTAGGATATGATGGCTCACTTGGATATACAGGTTCAAGAGGTGGCGGATATTTTGGTTCTACCGGATATAGCGGCTCTATTGGATTTCAAGGATCAGCTGGTTATTTTGGTTCATTTGGTTATAAAGGAAGTGTTGGTTATTCTGGATCATATGGTTATCTTGGCTCAGTAGGATATACAGGTTCTGTTGGTGCAAGAGGCGTTGATGGTTATAAAGGTTCTATAGGTATAATGGGTTCTATAGGATATCAAGGTTCAGCTGGTACTTCATATCCTCCTGCGATTGCATTTGCTGCAAAATCTGACATAGGTTCTTATGAACAAGATTATTGGATATTTGATATAGTTGTATTAAATAAAGGTAATGGGTTTGATTATTTAAGTGGTAAATTTACTGCACCAAAAACAGGATATTATTATATACATCTTTCTGGAGATGTAGATTATTATGCTGATGGTATGATAAGAATTTATTTTGCAGTTAATGATGTAATTTATACGACTGCAAAATATATCAGTACAAAATATTCTACGCAAAATGGATGGCAAAATTTTAATATGTCAACTGTCATGTATCTACATGAAGGCGATTATATTATGCCTTACATAGAAATAGCTGGTGGTCAAAATATAGATAGTAACCCAGAAAACACTTCTTTTGATGGTTTTTTTATAGGAGAATAAAATGCAGTATACAGTAACTTATACTGAAGCGGAAGACATGGCAATGCAAAGTGTTACTGTTTCAGTAGATTCTTGGATACAAAATATTTGTCATCAAAGATCAAAACAGGCTATGGATACTATAATCAATAATTCAATAAACAAATTTTTGGATGCTGGTATTCCTATTCCTTCTACAAGAGAAGAAATAGTTTTAACTGTTTTTGCAAATGGTTGGGAAAAAACTGGTCTTACAAAAAATACTGAATTATTAGCAAACACATATTACATGACGCCACCACCAAGAAAAGTAGCAAACACATAAATACTTAAAAGAGGTATTTTAAAATGGCAACATTACAAACCAGAACTGATTTCAAAGAATATTGTCTCAGAAGACTTGGTAAACCTGTAATTGATATTAATGTTGATGACGATCAGGTCGATGATCGTGTTGATGACGCATTGAAATTTTATTGGGATTATCATTTTGATGGTACTGAAAAAATTTATTATAAACATGTTTTTACTCCTCAAGATATATCAAATGGTTATATTCCACTACCAGATAATATTATTGGAGCTGTAAACATATTTGATATTGGAGATTATGTTGCTACAAATAATATTTTTAATATTAGATACCAGATTGCATTGAATGATCTTTACACATTAACATATCAATCTATGGTTCCGTATTATATGGCATTTCAACAACTACAACTTTTAGAACAATTGCTCGTTGGCAAACAACCAATTCGTTATAATAGAAAAACAAATAAATTGTATATAGACGTTGATTGGGCTAAAATTTATCCCGGTCAATATCTTGTTGTAGAAGCATATCAGGTCGTCGATCCGAATGAGTATTCATCTGTATGGAATGATAGATGGTTACAAAAATATGCATCAGAATTAATTAAAAGACAATGGGGTAGCAATCTTACTAAATTTGTTGGAATGCAGTTGCCCGGTGGTATTCAGTTTAATGGTGAAAAAATTTATAATGATGCAGATGCTGCAGTTGAAAAATTAGAAAAAGAAGTAATAGATGGTTACAGTTTGCCCGTTGTAGATATGATAGGTTGAAATATAC